GGTATTGTACCACAACGAAGTCTGTACAGCATTCACTCTCCTCTCTTCATTTAACTTCTTCTTTATTATAACTGATCTGGGATAACATCTGAATAAGATCCTCAGAATTCTCGAAAGATTCCACGAATTCTTCGAGCTTATTTTCAGGTGTCATCATGAGCTGTTCACGCTCGTGGCTTTGAACCCACTGAAGATAGTTTTCAGTATCTTCATGTTCCCAGATATACTGATCGATAGCAGAACAAATCTGTCTCTGAACGATATTGCTCCTGCAGCTCGCTACAATCTCATCTCCGATGCTCAGGCTGCTATACATGGCGTAGACCTGCTCGCACCATAAAGCATCTGAGATCTCTTCAGGCTTGCTGAGATACCAGTCAAAGAGCTTGGTCGCATCTCGCGGCGTCAGCTCGTTCCAGACAGGATCTCTATTATCAAGACTCTTTTCAATAGTCTTAACAATCGTCATGTTCGGCTTGACTCCTCGTGTCTTAAGCATCCAGCGCTGCCACTCTTCTCCGTCGAACCTAACGTTCACGAAGAAGAACCTATCTCGTACTGGTGCTGGCAGTATGCTCGGAGACACCGTTGGATTCGCTGCAGCGATAATCATGATATCGGGCAAGTCCTTACCGCTCATCATACGCCGCTCCTGTATCAGCGTTAGACACGCGCTGAGTACCTGCGGCGATCCCTGCAGCAGCTCGTCGAAGAACAGGATATCTCCATCTTTGAGGTTAGACAGCCTCTTATGGTCGTAGACCTCCATGCTCTTTGTTCTGCCATTAGGCATGGTAATACCACTTACCTCGTTCGGCAAGATCTGGCTGGCAATAACCTCGACGACCTTGCTCTCTTTAAACTCAGTATTACGCCTAATCCAGTCACGGAAGGCGTAAATGAAAGAGGTCTTACCAATGCCCGGACTGCTTAAGAAGCACGGAACAATTTGGTTCCGTACATTCCAAAGCGAGATAAGCAACGACTCAGATTCATTAATATTCAGATTCATTACTCGAAGAACACCTCCTTGTCGAACTTCTTCATGAACTCAGCCCACTTCTCTGCACATATAGGACAGAGATAGATGTGACCGAGCTGCATCTTAGACATGTACGGAGCGCGACCGCTCTTGGAGTACCTAGCCTTCATCGGCACTCGCTTGGAGAATAGCACGTCATATAAGACCTGCTTCTCCCCGCACAGACTGCAGGTGTGTGGTTTCATAGTCTTCCCACCACCGCCTTTCTTCCTCTTGTTTGTCGTAATAGCCATCTAAGCGGATAGCCTCTGCTTTACAAAGCTCAGCCGCCCAACAAGCATCACACAAGTTGGACGGCTGATATGATCCGTAGCAGGGCTTACCGATACTAGAATAATCCATAGGCATTACTCTTTCCTAGGATATTCACGGCACTTCCACTCATACGGATAGACATCACGTATGATCTGCCAAGCACTTCCGTTCTTGTGATAGAGGGCTTCGTGCATAGCGGCAGCCATATCCCACTGAAGACTTCTCATGCAACAGTCCCATATGTCGTAGTTGTTTTTGAGATGTTCCTCTCGAACGTTAGACTGGTACTCACCAATCTTAATGACAGTGCCATAGAACGGATACTCGTTAAGACGGATCTCGATAGGATGATAGCGCTCTATGTTCTCCGTTCCGAAGAACTTTGCGCAGTGTGAGATGGTAATATTAACATCTATCTCATTGTTACCGCAAATGAGCGTGATATACTGCTTTTCGAGATCTCCGTTGTCTGAAAACCAGGTTGGCTTACGCTCAATCCGCTTTACTACAGCAGGCAAAACTGATCACCATCCTTCCGATGATACTCGTACCAACTGATTTTCACTGGCTCTCCCCACATGTTTGTGGAGTCAGCCGACTTGGTCTCAATCTCCATTCCCTCATTTCGCAGATCAAAGATCGCATTGCAGAGGGAATTGTGCTTGATACCAAGCCTCTGATACGCATCGTTGCAGTCTATTCTGCCATGCGTTTCGAGCCAAGTTCTTACGCGATCTTTCTGAGACATGCGGATCACCTCCTAGTTAGAGCATGTCCTTCTTCACCAGGAACACACGTCCTTTCAGGGTCTGCGCATGTACGAACTCGTCGAGCTTAAGTTCGCTGATCACCTGCTTGGCAACCTTATTAATAGAAGATGCCTTATAGACACCTTTCTTTTTGTCACCGTAGATGGAAGCGAGGTAGCCTTTCGGCTTGCCGATGTCCTCGTCTTCCAACTCCCAGACCTCGTCTTCGGATTCTGCGAAGTCTTTAACGAGCCTGAACAGCTTAAGACGAGTCACTCCACCAGAGTAACTATTGGTTGCCTCGCGGAACTCTTCGATGAGTAGCTTTTTCATTACACAATCCCTTCTCTCCGTTTACCGAATTGTACATGATCTCCTGATTCAAGTTCACGTTCGGCATCGTAAACCTGAATGCCGTTTACTTTGACTGTGCCTGATTGACAGTATCGTCTTACCTCGGCAAAGCCAACGGCCCAGCCTTGCCGAATAAAAAACTCCTTAAGCTTCATAGACCTCCTTACACTTGATGGTAAATACTATCGTATATTTTCTTCATTGCTTCTGCTTCTGAAAGACCATTGAAACGAAGCTCAACGTATTCTTCAATATCCTTTTCGGATATGAAGTGTTCGTCGGCTTCTTCATAGTACTTTTCTTGAAGCAGTTCCCACTCTTGTTTACTCATATTTGCTCCTTTCTAGTGTACTATTATAAATGTACCGAACACGATCCAGCAAAGTAATGCGATACCGAGCCAGATCTTACTAACATCATCGAACCCGTACGTATTGTACGAGTCGATGAATAGTATCGTGCCCATTACGCAACAGGCAATGAGCACGAAAAACAATACGACACTGATGATCATCATTCAGCTACCTCCTCCTAGCCTCCCCCTACGCTTAGCGGTATCGTTGCTGGAACGAGGGAGCAAAGATAAAGTTTATTTTTAAGCAGTTTAACGTCATGCTTAGGACGGAGCAGTATTACCTCGTCATCGCAGTCTAGACACAACCGCTCTTAGGCTTCGAGCCTTGCTCAGAGACGTCAAACACTTATTCAGTTGTTAGTAGATGCTTAGCTCTGGCGCTTAAGCTGCGCCCAGAGCATTTGCATCTCAGCCGTCATGAACGGCTTGTAAGTCAAACGTTTTGCCATGATATCCTCCTTACTGGTTGTAGACGCAAAGCGCCTTACAACCGATAATCCTACCTTCGTCGTCACGCACGAGATCAGTCGTGCCGACTAGGTCAGTGCGGCTCGGTGCTGCAGCAGCGGTAAGACCGCTAACTATATACAGCGTATCTTCCTGCGGTTCAGGAAGATCTGTTACCTCGCCGTACTCGGCTTTGACAATAGGAATGCTTGAGCCTTCAAGCTTAAGCTCGCCAACTTTAACATTGGTCTGCTTTGCCCTGGCAATTATGCCAGACGGCTCGATGCCGATAATAAACCCATCGGCAAGATGAAGCATGACTGCGTGCGGAGTGCAGTTAACGAGCTTAGTCATAAGACAGCTCCTTTCTGAGGGCTTCCTTAGCCCATCGACGGTTGTACTTTTTCTTATTGACATGCGCTCCGTATCCCCCTTGGAACGCATTAAATCGAGGCATAACAGGGTGCCTCGGATCAGTAAAGCTAATACACTTCAATTTCGTACCAGCCTTTCTGATGCATATGCACAAGCTCTTTTCCAAGAGTCTGTGCTGTTTCCCAGTCAGGTACTACGAATTCCTCGTAGTAATTTACATCCAGGTAAAACCTAAGCACTACATTGTACGACATAATGATCTCCTTTCGATTTTTAATAATACCGTGCGGCCCTTACCCTGCAAGGTAAGAACCGCACGTCATCCCTCTATGCCTATGTAGCGGCAAGCTGATTTTCGCCTTGCAGGACGCAACCAACCCTGGGAATACTTCCCGCTACTTTACCAGCTGCCGGCCGAGCAGAGCTGGAGGGCGCTTCAAAATACACTGGCAATTAATCCGGTATACGAGGAGAAGCTTCGTTACCAGTCACTTAGCCTTCAGCTACTACTGCCTGAAGCAGGCTCGGCGAAGGTACCAGTGCTGCTTCTCCAAGCAGAAAAGTTTTAAGATAAAACTCTTTTGCTTAGAGAAGGCCGTGCAAGTACTGACCACGCTCTTCAGCGTGCTGCGGAGCTTCCCCGCAGTATTAGCCCAGATTCTTTGATACGGTATATACTGGTTCATACCGCACCCGCATTAAAGCGGGATGACCGACTCTTTGATTCGAACCATGTTAGTCCTCCTCGTATACCGGCTCGAGCTTGCCTTCAGAGTTCAGTTCGTAGCAGACAAAGACCTTCATGATGTCCTCCCATCATTCGGTTTCTTTTTCTTCTTTAAGAATGGCGTTGGAATAATCATGGAGAATTCCCATAATTATTTCATGAAGCCGTTCATTGACTTTTGCCTCTTCTTCCTCATCTTCGCTGGGCACATCCATCCAACCCAGCTCTCTCGCTTCTTCTTCGTTTTGAAGAATACTATACCAATAAAACCCCTTTGGCTTTACATACAGCTGAGTGAGAGTGTAGTGCCCCCACGTCCTGTAATTGTGGCACACAATATTGAATGTAGCCCGATAGGTATCGGATTCCATGATGTATGTCTCTTCGCTGGAGCGAAGAACTGTTCTTGCCTTTTCGAACATTTTGTCCTCCAATCGTTATTTAGTTTCTCCACAAAGAGACTCGCACAAAGTTTTAGTTTATACGAAAGGAGGTCACGCGATGTGCGAGCCTCCTTGTAGAGAAAAGGTATAAGTAATTTACACATGGCTTCAGCTGCCGGACACCGCCTTTATCGGTGTAACCCGGCTTAACTTAGTAGCTTCGGATCTCCGCAAATCCCTCCTCGATTGTAGGCTCTTCGAAGCTATCGTTCATAGAACGAATTACTTCTTCAGGCACTACTCTCTTACGAGAGAAGTTGCGTCGAAGACACTCCTCAAGCGGAGTCCTAACCACGCACGCGACAACGTCGCGATTGTAGTTTTCTTCCGCTATGAGCATCGCCTGATGACGAGCCTTTCTGGTAAGGTTCGTGGCATCGAACACCACGTCCCTATCCCAAGAAAGATGCTCGTGCATGCGATGGTACAGCTCGGTAAAAACCTTTCGGTTTCCGAGCCGACGAGCGATGTCCTCAACGCCGCGTGCTTTACGCAGAAGATCTTCGTCGTACTGCAGAGCAGCATCTCCGAAGAACTCTTCGCGTATCTCGTCCGAAGATAAGATCACGTCGGCGTCGAGTTCCGCAGCTACCGTGGACTTGCCAGAACCTGGCAGTCCGATGAGCATGTACAATGCCATGCCATCTCCTTTCGGTCGATTTTTAAAGGAATTTTTTGCTTTGAGGGCCAGCCGAAGCCAGCCCTCGCAGCGTGCGGATCGATCGCGGTTTAGAATGCACCGTCATTGACGAACGGACCAAACGCGTCTGCGAAGTAGCTCCGCAAGAACGGTTTGATCTTTTCGTCCATGACGTAATCGAGCGACCAGATGTCGTACTCGCCGAAGTCGTACTCGGCAAGCAGCATCTGAACGGGATCTGCCTTGTACGGGAAGTCACACCAGACGTCGGTCAACGTCCAGGTGGCCATATTTCCCGTCAAGTCTTCCCGCTTAACAGCAACCGTAAGACAGCTGTTAAGCTCGATCTCGTACGTCGCGGTGAAGTGCTTGATGTTCTGCGTAGACATGGTGCTCTCCTTTCGTTGTCTATAACACACCAACGAATGTACTGTATAGTACTCTCGTTGCTATGTTGTAAACAATGAAAAAATCGCTCCACGTTCACGCAGCGACACAGCGCAGACTGGCTCGTGCCAGCTGACCGCGATCGCTCGCAGGAGAAAAATATGATCGGGAGCCTCCAGCGTTCACGCCGCTGTATGAGACTCCCTGCTTGTCGAGGCAGCTAGGACAGATTCCAGATGGCCTTCCCTTCATCCGTCCCGGTAAGATAAGCTAGCAAAGCTACCTTATCTTCCCAAACGGGTGAGAGCCGGTCGAACGCCTGCCAGAAGTTCGTACGCTTTTCGCCGCAGCGAGCAACGTAGTCGAACGTTCCGTAGGCTCTGGAGTCTTCGTCTAACTCAGGAAGCAATTCTAACGCACGCTCATGAGCACGCATCGAAACCTTCGTTCCGTCAGGACGAGTAGTAATCATAAGATTCTCCTTTCCTAGAGTTTCACTCAAGAAAACCCAAAAAACTAAGACAAACACACACATTTTTGGCTGCTTGGAGTGAAACCCCAGGAATAGGGGGAGGGTATAGGTTTTATCTGGTAATGTGTGATTTTTTTTGTTTGTCTGTTCCCTCGATAAAATTTCCGCCCTCTACAGCGCTCCATTTTATCTCTTCAGGAACTCTTGCGTCTCAGACAGGCTCCTGAAAACCTCTGAGAGTTTTAGCACTGATGTGCGAGCATAAGGAGAACTACTATAATAAATGCGAGAGCGCCGAGCAGTAAGATAAACATTGCCCCCTCCATCTCTGTGAAGATTCTTTAGATTCTGAGCATAGCTTCGCTTTGGGAGCAACAGCTTCAAACAGATTACTGCCTTCTCTCAATCTCCCTTGAGAAGCTTGCGTTGAGCTGTTGGGATTTCTCCGTCGTCCGTAGTAGTCTGCCAAAGTAGAAGTGAAAACAGACTACAGCCTCTAGACTCGCTGGCAGGAAACTAGCTTCCTCCGATCACTGGTAAGTCAGCTCGGTATAGCCAGCCAGGAAGAAGGCGAGCACCTGATAGCTCTTACGCTGGTTGAACGGCCTTTACGCGTTCTCCCTGATCACCCAGATATTCGTCTCAGCCTTTTGAGCGGAACATTTTGCCGTCTGGGAACGGACACTATAGCTTACGTGTATATTATAACGCAAAATTTTCTAAATTTCCCGACAATTTTAAAAACTTTTGCGCTATAATATAGTTACTCCTTCGGGGGAACGGCTTACATAGGGGCGCGATGACTGGGAATTCCGCGCCCCGCCTCTTCTAGGAGGAAACATGAGGGCAGCTGCCTACTGCGGAACCGAGGCAATCTACGAAGACATTGAGGCAAGCAGCAAGAGCCTGTACGCTAACAGCCTCGTAGACGAGATCCACTGGCTGGTAGAAACCGACCGCTGGCCGCACGAGCTTCCCGAATTCATTAAGATCCACAACGTCAAGGATCAGCAGTACTTCGATCCAGACGGGCCGAACATGAGGAGCGGGTTTACGTACATGGCTATGATGCGTGCCGCTCTCTGCTACGAGCTTCCAGAGCTCGACCGCGTTCTCAGTCTCGACGCAGATCTCATCGTTGAGCGGGACTGCACGAACATCTGGAACATCGACATCGACGACTGCTATCTCAGCGCCTCCGTCGAGCCTCAGTTCTGCAAGAAAGGACTTCGCTACGTTAACGTCGGAGTGACGCTGTATAACCTTGAGAAGCTGCGCGACGGCAAGGCGGACGAGGTTATCCATCTTCTCAACGTTCAGAAGCTTCCCAATCTCGAACAAGACGCGTTCAGCTATCTCTGTCAGGGACACCTCAACGAGATGAATCCCGCTTACAATAGGACGAACTACACCGGCGGCTACGTCGATCCCATCATCATAAGACACTTCGCAGGATACAAGCGCGAGGAGTGGATTCGCGGCCTCTTCGCCGCACCGTGGCGCAATGCCGAATGGGGAGTCGCGATAGACCTGCACAACTCACTGAAGGCTGCGCACCGTCTACCTTAGGAGCAGCATGATTACTAAGACCGAGACACGCTATCAAGAGCTATTTGGATCTCCAGAGGCCGTCGCTGATTACATCATCGACTACTGCGAGAGCGACTGCTATGCCTGTCCGTTCTACGAGTTTCCGTGCTTTAAGAGCTTCCAGGCTTCTGAAGAGCACCGAGAGAAAATTGTTGAGTATCTCATGGAAGAGCAGTAGCCTTTATTTTCGCGCAGTTTTGTTTTTCTCGCGCACTTTTCTTCTTTTTCTGGCTATAATACTCGGCGGGGCTGTCACTCCCCCTCTTCCTCCTGGGGAGCCGCCGCTGCGTCTTGGGGGCCGGGCGGCTCCCGAACTAAGGAGAAGATATGCGCGTACTGCTTGCTGTTCCAACATACGAGACCGTAAGCACAGAGACCTTCGGTGCTCTCTGGCGTATATCCCGTTATCTTCCGTCTGATGTCGAGCTGAGCGAGCCTCTGTTCCTTAAGGGACACGGAGTGCAGCGCGCGCGCAACGACATTGCCCTCCACGCAGTTGAGCACGGCTATGATAAGATATTTACCGTCGATGCAGACGTTATTCCTCCTGACGATACGCTGATGTATCTCACTCAGGCTCACAGCGACGTTATCGTTGGAGCCTACGGAAACAGATATGACAGCCGTATGGGATACAGCACGTGCTATCTGCGCGTAGAAGACCGGCGCATATGCGACAACAGTAATATTCTCAGCATGGAGAAGATAGCTTCTCTCCCAGCGGGACGAGTCGAGCTAAACGGAGCAGGGCTAGGATGCGCTCTTATTGATGTTGGGACGGTGAGAGAGCTAGAGTATCCCTACTTTTACTGGCCCGAAAAGCTCCGTGACGACGGATCCCGCTGGGAGTGCAGCGAGGATATGTACTTCTGTAAGAAGGTTATTAACGCTGGAGGAAAGATCAAGCTCGACACGCGTGTTGTCTGCGGTCACAAGATGAGCCGGGTGATCTAGATGGGACAGTACATCGTAGACTTCGACCTCTCCGATGGCCTTACTCCGCAGCAGGTCGAGAAGCTGAACTACAACTTTCGACTGCTTGCCTCCGGCGCATCCGCGCAGACTCAGAAGAACGTTGAGATCAACCAGAACGCTTTGAACGCTTCCTTCGGGGCTGAACAGGCTAAGAAGAGCGCGGACGAGGCTTACACGTATGCTGGCGAAGCCTACAATGCGGCAGGACGCGCGAACACCGCTGCCCAGAATGCTCAGACAAGTGCTGACAACGCAGCCACTGCTGCGTCAAATGCACAGAGTAGCGCCAATGCCGCTGCCGCTGCTGCATCTGTTGCTGACGGAAAAGCCGTAGCAGCTGGCAATGCTGCCGCCAGTGCACAAGCCGAAGCAGCGTCTGCTAACAGATATGCTCTTGCCGCAGGTGACAGGCTGTCTGACGTCGAAAACGTGGTAGGTACACTTAACTGGATAGCTGAACACGGAGAGTACGTAAACCAGGCAGGGCAAGAGTTCGACTCATCTAAGATCTACTATACGAGGTCTGGATCATCCCCAGACTATATATATACTATTGTTCCACAGCCAGTGGCCGAGGATATCGATAGCTACTATGTTCTTGAGATCGATGAGTCTGTTCAGAACTTTTTAGCAAGCCATATCTGGATGGACAACTACGGTCTAAATCTTTCTGTAGATAGCGCGTCTCAGTCTGCATGGAGGATTCATCAGGGTACCGTAGATGGCACTCACGACTTAGGCTTTTATATCATTGACTCGAACGGCGCGTATGCTCTGTCAATCGGTGCTACTGGAATCAGTTTCGATTCTAACAGGGGATTCGTAATAGGCGACACCTCGCCTGGATCGACGGATTATATCGCGTTTATTCCAAATCAGGGTATTATTATCGGCGGTTCGGTTTCTATCGGATCTGGCAAGACGATATCACAGATTCTTACAAGCCTCGATGTTTCAGTACAGCAGACCGCATCTGGCGCAGAAATCACGGTGAATGGCGATACTGTTTCGATCGCTAACGGCGCAGACGGAGCTTCTGGCTCGGTTGTTCTCGGTATAACAACAGCTCCATCATCTTACACGACTCAGGTCAGCGGATTTACACCAAAGTACAGAATTGCTTTATCGACCGTGAAGACACAGAGCGGAGCATCCGAGGTGCATGTCGGTGATGTTCTCTACTACTCTTACTATCAGTATCCAGTCGGCTTTGTTGACAGCAATTACGTATATACAGGAACTCGCAAGTCTGTGCGCGGCGCTGCCGGTGCAGCAGGCGCAGATGCTGTGTCGATGTCTGTGACCTCTACGAATGGAACTGTCTTTAAGTCAAACAGTGGAGTTTCGACGACACTAGAAGTGCGTATCTTCACTGGCAGCAGTGTTATCGAAGACTCGACTGCTCTTGCAGAAAAATTCGGTCAAGAAGCATATTTGCAGTGGAAGTGGAAAGACAGCGGTGCATCAGAGTTCACGACATTACTTGTTGACGATCCGCGTATATCGCGTGACGGTTTTTCGCTGACAGTGAGCCCGACGGATATAAGTACTCAGGCAGTTATAGATTGCGAGCTAATTTACTAGAAATAGAGATATAATTACAACATTAAAAATATTTATTAGAAAGGGGACAATAATGACAACTGTAAGGCAGACTGCGGAGGTGACGGTCAACGACTTGTCAGATGCTTACTCTGTTACGTTGACTAATGAGGCAGCAAGCTTTAAGGCAACGAGCGATACTAAGCTTGGAACAGCAGCCACAGCGACTACAAAGCCTCAGGCTTTTAGGGGAACTGAGGCTGTTTCTTGCTCTGTTTCGCAGTCTAGCTGCGTGTGTTCAGACTCGACTAACGTCAGCGTGTCGGTGAACAGTACAGGCGACAATGCGACATGGCCGCTTCTTACGATAACTATCGGCGCGAACGCGAACTCCAGCGGTACCGTTACGATCCCAGTCGTTATCGGCAGTGGTGGCGATGCTATTACGATAAACAAGGTATTTAGCTACTCAATCGCGCTAAAAGGCACGACAGGATCCGCAGGCAAAGGTATCTCGTCTGCGACCGTGACCTATCAGAAGGGCACCAGCGCGACAACTGCTCCGACTGGTACATGGCAGTCTACTCCTCCTGCGACCAGCGTCGGTGAATACCTTTGGACGAAAACCGTCATCAGCTATACGAGCGGCGATCCTACCACGATGTACTCGGTTGCCGCGCATGGCGCGACCGGTTCTCAGGGAGAGACTGGTGCGACCGGCAGAGGTGTCAGCTCGACCGAAGTGAAGTATCAAGTTGGAACGTCCGCGACAACTGCTCCGACTGGCACCTGGCAATCGTCTCCGCAAGCAACAACAGCCGGCCAATATCTCTGGACGCGAACTGTTACGAACTATACCAGCGGCGATCCTACGACGAGCTATTCTGTTGCGGCTCACGGAGCTACAGGTACAGATGGTGGCAGATGGTACAGTGGTACAGCAATCACCGGCACATCGACAACACCTACCGTGTTCAGCGGCAGCGGCATCACGAGTGCGGTCGTTGGCGACATGTATATGAATACATCGACCTACAACACGTACCGTTGCACTCTCGCTGGCAACGCATCGACCGCAAAATGGGCGTACGTTAACAACGTAAAGGGTGCTCAAGGCGATCCCGGCGCTGACGGCGTTTCCATGTCGATCACATCGAACAACGGCACGACTTTTCGCAATAACTCAGGCAGCACTACTCTCACGGCGCACGTGTGGCAGTCTGGTGCCGAGGTGACAGGTAGCGCGTTGACCGCAATGGGAACTATTCAGTGGTACAAGGACGGAACCGCTATCAGCGGCGCAACTGGGGCTACACTCACCGTTAGCGCATCTGACGTTTCTGTGAAGGCGGTTTACACTGCAAAGTTGGAAGGATAACCGATGACAGTCATCAAGCAGCAGGCTGAGGTAACAGTAACAGACTACACCGACGCCGATCACCTCACGACATGGTACAGGCTTACTACCTCTCCAACACTGCCCTCTGCACCCTCGTGGGCTACAGATGCAGCAGCTATATCTGGCGAGGGATCCACAGCAGCTGATGGCTGGTGCCGCACCGAGCCAGGGTTCTCCACGTCTAGCGGAACTCCCTATCTCTACGAGTGTATGCAGACCGTGTGGGGCGACGGTACGTGCGAGTGGAGCAGCGTGCAGCTTTCGTCTTCATACGAGGCTGCGAAAGCTGCTTACAACGAGGCGCAGGCAGCTAAGCAGATTGCCACCAATTACATCTTTAAGACAACGGGTCATGATGCATGGGTGTGCGACGAGAATGCTGGTCCGAATCCGTCAACTGGCGAGGCTTACGGGCCGAGCGACGCAAATCCCACTACTGGCTGGCGGCTTGGTAGCGTGTTCGAGCTGGTTAAGCAGGGTGTGAGCTGGTTCAAGCTGTGGGTAGAGAATAATGTTGCGAAGCTTCGTCTCGGCAGGAGCGACCAAGGGCATCTGATACTTGATTCAGACTCCGTTGATTTGATAGCCGACGATGGCGTATCGGCTGCTACATTCGGAGAGACAAGCCGTGTCGGAAAGCCGAGAGTCGCAAACTCGATGGTCACGTATATCGGCAAAGATGAAGGCGGGAATAGGGGATTGTTTGAAATCGTAAGATGGGCCGGTGCCGACTCTTGCTATTCATACTTTAAAGCGGTGCATGACAAGAAAAGAAACACCGATTATGTGATTATCGGCAGCGGCAGCGGCACGTTCCCAGGATACGGAATAGGAGCGGTCGCACTGGGCGATTTTGCCAGGCAGGGGACTGGCCCGACTGGTCAGTATGCGATAGCCGAAGGTTATAACTGCACAGCAAGCGGTCCGCAGTCTCATGCTCAAAACTATGATACCATCGCAGCATCTTCACACCAGACCGCGCTCGGCAAATACAACGTCGAGGATGCCAACGGCACCTATGCCGTCATAGTCGGCAACGGTACTGGCAACTCATCGATAGCGCGCAGAAACGCCGCCACAATCGACTGGCTGGGATGTGCTGGGCTATGGCATCCCGAGATAATACGCGGCACGGCACCGTCATCGGATATCTACGGTGGCGGCGGCGCGCTGAAGCTCGTGGACAAGAACGGCGTGCAGATAGGCTTCGTCCAACCAGTGCAGCTTGCTAATGGCACCGAAGCGATACAGCTCGGAGTCGGCAATTCCGATTCATCTGACTGGAACACATTAGCAATCGGGTACGACAGCAACGACAACAAGTACGTGAGTATTTCAGGTCGGTCCGAATGGCGCAACGCGCTCGGGGCGTCCAGTGGCATCTGGCCCGTGTCCGTCGGCGGGACGGGCACTGCCGACTTCGCGACCATCGCGTCAGATCATGCCGGCTCGAACGTCAAGGTGCCCACATCGACATACAAGTCCATCGCGTCCGTCCAGCTCGCGGCTGGCGGCACGTACATACTCATCGGCGGCGTATCGTTCGCAAGCAACGCGACAGGGCGTCGGTTCACTGCAATGTATACGTCAGAAACAACGCCGTCAGATGCATATATTCGTGCGACTGGCGTGACGGTGACGGCTGTCAACGGCGCCCAGACGAGGTTGCACACATCGTGGATTGCAGCGCCGCCAAGCAATACGACGATGCACCTTCTTGGCTGGCAGAACAGTGGCGGCGACCTCAACGCGACAGGTTATCTGCGCGCAATCAGGATAGCTTAGGAGCGGCATCGAGATTGATGAAGAAATGCATGATAAGTTTGATGATATGCATCGCTGTATCATGAAGCGCATGGCAGAAGCAAAGCGATACATTAGTATGTATAGGTAGGGTAAAATGGATTTCACAACGCTAATACCTCCATTTATATCAGCTCTTTTTAGTGCTGTAATCGGTGCAGTAGTAGGTGCAGTAGTAGTTAAGCTTAAGACAGTTCGAAGCGATGCCGAGCGTGAGAGACGCGACGCAATCGAACTTAAAGAGATGATTCGGCAGAACATGCTGATGACATGCAGGCTTACCATCTATGACGACCACTTTAGCGTTGACGAGAAGCTTGAGGCATACGTGCTCTACCGGGACACGTGCCACGGCAACCATCAGACTAAGAAGTACATGGATGATCTCGTCGGCTGCGATGTTGATGAGTATCTGGAAAAGCACAAGAGATAAGGAGGTGCATTATGGACTGGAAAGCATGGATTAAAGCTGCGGGTGTTCGCGCGATTAAGACCATAGCCCAGACTGCGGTCGCTACGATCGGTGTAAGTGCCGCTATGAGCGAGGTTGACTGGGCGTTCGTCGCTAGCGCATCTGTTCTCGCAGGTATCCTCTCGCTGCTTACGAGCATTGCAGGCTTGCCTGAGCTAAAGCAGCCAGAAGTTGTCGTTGTCGAAGAAAAGGAGGAATAATGGAAGAAATCGAGCTGACTCCAGAGATGGAAGCCGAGCTGACCTGTAACATCGGCGGCCCCGAGAATTTCCCTGAACCTACCTACGAAAGCGACGGTGGTCCAGATGACCCACAGCAATCTGACTGACTTCTGTATGCACAGCCCTAACGGATACTTTCCGCGTGCGTACGGTGTTAATAAAATTACAATTCATCACATGGCTGGCGTGATGAGCGCCGAGCAGTGCGGCTACGTGTTCTCTTCTTCTGCGCGGCAGGCCAGTAGTAACTATGGTGTTGGTGTGGACGGCGAAATAGCTTGCTACGTGGAGGAAGAGAACGCTGCCTGGACGAGTTCTAGCTACTGGAATGATAATCAAGCGATTACGATGGAGATTTCCAATAGTTATGCTGGAGGTGACTGGCCGATCAGCAGTGCGTCCTGGGACAGCATGATCAAGCTCTGCGCTGACATCTGCAAGCGATATGGGATTACGCCGTACTATGATGGCACAACGAACGGAACGTTTACAGAACACAGGATGTACGCAGCGACCGGCTGCCCTGGAGAGTATATTCACGAACGTATGTATCAGATAGTCGAGGAGGTAAAGAAGGCTATGAATGGAAGCTATGGTGGAGGATGGCATCAGAATGACACAGGCTGGTGGTATGAGTACAGTGACGGATCTTGGCCCGCGTCTCAGTGGGAGTACATTAACGGCAAGTGGTACTACTTCAATGCCGATGGTTACATGTTAACTGGTTGGGTTAAGTGGAACGATAGCTGGTACTACTGCAACGAAGATGGCGCGATGGTTACCGGCTGGCAGAAGATCAACTGGAACAAGCGTGACAACTGGTTCTGGTTCTCTGATAACGGAGAGATGGCTGCGAGTCGCTTCTTGAGCATTAATAACAAGTGGTACGCCTTCGATGATAACGGCGTCATGGTTGAGAACGACGCCAACATCGTTGTTGGCAAAGACGGCGCAATTAAGATCTCTGCCGTTAAGTAATTTTTGCTTTCTAAGCCCTCGCCGTTTGCACCGAGTTGGGGGCTTTGGAAGGAAAAGGGCGACTGCCAACGCAGTTGTCCTTTTTTTTGGCTATAATTATGTGGAAATGTTTTCCGACAAAGGAGTGAAATATGGCTCTCGGATACGGCAATCAAAGCTTTGATCCTCAAGTTTTTTATCAGGCTCGTGAAGCATACAATCAGGCAATGAACAACTCCGGACTAACTTGGGACGATGTTTCACGTCAGCAGATGTCTGGCTACGATATGCCTAACGCACACAAGCCATATTATGCGAATCAGGGAACTGATTACATGTACAATGGTCAGTACCGTTCTGCAAACGCAGCTGAGAACTTCGCAATCAATCTTCACAACGTCGGCGACTATCTTATGAACTGGCAGCAGGTGTTTGCCGGGCCTGATGCCACCGAAGAAGAGCGCGATGCGTTTAGGTTCCACCCTGAGAACTTTGACTTCGGTGATGCGAACAAGTGGGCGAGTGGTGAAAATCTTGCAGAGATCGGCAAGTTCGCAGTAAGTCTCCCGGGCCAGATGATCGGCGGTCTTTTGCAAGCTCCCGGCCAGCTTATCGGAGAGGTCGCGTTCGGAGATCCGTACACCGAGTATAAGAAAAATCAGAAGACGGGAGAAGCTGTTCTCGACAAGGACGGCAACTATCTTATTCCAGACTATACGCTTGACGCTGGGCAGCGTTTTGGCCAGGCTGTAAATGCCGGAATTAACATTGCAGGGGCATTTACTGGAGGCGGCGGTCGAGTAGTTGGGTCTCTCGGTAAGGCTGCGATGACAAGCGGGCTTAAGAAAAACTTTGTTGGAATGCTTGACGAGGCAGGTCAAGAAATTACCGAGCAGGGTGCAAAGCAGTATGCTAAAAACTTTGCCAAAAACTATCAGAGGCTTAACAAAGAAGATCGCGAGAGAGTTCTCGCTAATCTCTCTAGGCCGAATGCTGAAGGCGTTACAATGCTTACCGACGAGGAAGCAGCTAAGATCGCTAAGTATTCTACAAAGGTTGCCCGCTGGGAAAACCGTCAGAAGGGCGTTGTCGATAGAATCTACGAACAAGCAACCGGCAAAGACTCTGCTGCGGCTGGTAGATGGGCACAGGCCGGCTTCGACGCGCTTCAAGAAGGCGGTGAAGAGTTTGTCCAGCAGTTTGCAGAGCAGGGTGGTCGTTATAAGCAAGAAGTAACGATGGAAGATGCTCTTACTGCAGCAGCCTGGGGTATGGCTGGTGGCGGCGTAATGAGTGTTGCTGGAGGCTTTCTTGGCGGCCGAAATCCTGGAGTCGCAGATGATAAACACGACCAGCTTCAGGATAGTACCTTTACGCATGACTTTTCCGATTTCGACTATCTTGCCAAGCATCAGGGATCTTATCAGTCTGCAGCTGCTAGGCAACGTCTTACAGAAGAGCTTGCCCGTACTACACGTCAAAAGGCTTCCGGTCTTGGAACAAATGTTACGTGGAGCAAAAATTACATGCAGCACGAGGGCGGCATCGGAATCCTCAATCTTCAGGAAACTTACTTTCAAGATGATGAGAGTAAGAAAACGATGGCTGAAAAGCTCGGCACGGATGTTGCAACCCTCGATGATATTTTCGAATTTGACCGCACCAACGACGAAGATGTTCATATCGCGCAGAAAAAGCTCCAAGATCTCATTGACGCTAATTTTAAGGGCCGTGGCGTAAAAATTGCTATTGGCCGCTCTCCGTCAACGCAAAATGGCGGTGCGTATATCTATCTTACGACCATTCTCGACAACGAGGGTATTGAGCTTAACCCGATGACATATGCGCAGTACGGATCCGACGTTGACGGTGATAAAACATTTTATTACTTTGATACTGATCTATTCCCTGGACTCGGATTTGCGTCTGCCTTCATATCTGAGCCAGAGCTACGATATGATGAAAACGATAATCGGATTGCTGCAAACTCTCCTGTTCCGTACTGGTACAGTGCTCTCTTCCATGCACGTCTTGAAACAGATGAGGATATTCAAGACTTTGTTGACAGGATCGACCACATTCTCTCTGCTTTTAAAACCGAGAAAGATGGGAAGAGTCTTTCTCAGTACTTTACAGATAAGATTGTAGATATTCTCACGAGTACTACTCTCGATGAAGATGGTGTAAACTCTTCTCTCGCTATGGTGTTCACAGAGATGCAGCAAGAAACGCAGAGTGCCATCAACGACTATAATGAAGCTCTTGCAAGTAATAATCAAGCTTTAGCTGATAGTATTATCGATCCGCAAGTTGTTTCAACGCTTAATGCTGAGGGAAACTGGTTTAAGAACGGCATGGATGTCTATGGCCGCGTTCTCCAGCAGTTCACTGGCGAAAACCCTAAAGAAGTTGTAAAAATTCTTCTTGATGCCAAGATGGAAAACACAGTTAGAATCGCTGAGAGAGCGTGGGAGCAAACAGGTCAGAGCGGAACTCTTCAAGAGTTTGTCGGAGAGCTTGTTGAGTCTAAGCCGAGCATAAAGGGCGTTCTCCATACTCTTCAAGACCGAGGAGAAATCGAGGGCGTTAACACAGTTGCCCAGACGTATCACGCTCTCGGCCTAATCTATACCATGCTTGTCAGCAGCGGTAACCCGATTTATCGTCAGTATGCGCAGCTGTACTATCCGTTTGGGAAGCAAATTCCAGGACAATACTTCGAGGGTATCATGGCTGATATGTCTGCTGAAGAGCTTCAGCCAATCCTCCACGTATTTTTGCGTGCATCATTTGGCATGACTTCGATGGGAGTTGATCCAACGATTTCCATTAACGGCATCTTGCAGGCAACCATTATCAGCGAGATGAAAAAGCAGGGCGTTCTTGACCCAACATCTTATAGCGATAATCATAGAGCTGCCGACCTTAAGACACTCAAAGAATCGTTCTTAGAAATTCGTAATAGTCTTGTCCAAGATCAGAATAACGCAATGAAAGCGATGACAACTCGCGGGCAAAACGACTATGGCGCAATTCTCTGGGAAAAGATCGATGATACAGAATCTGATAAGTTTTATGATGAGTTTATCAGAGTGTTTAGCCATGTTCCAATTAAGTATATCGTAGATCCTAAGTATCTTCCTGATGTCGATGGAAATATGCCGCTTGGATATTTTATGAGCGAGTACTCGAAAGATCCAAACGCGTTTGATGGCATTGGTGTAAATATCAGTCCCGAGTATACTAGCTTCTTTATAAAAATTGCCGAGAGATATGCTCAGAGCATTCCTAAGTCTAGGGCAAATGTTATTGCTGCATTTGATGAAATGCGCTTTGGCGATGCAATGAAAACCTTTAGCGAGACGACCACGCTTGATAGCGATGGGAACTTTGGCATGTACACCGTCGCCGTGTATAACGGTATCGACGGCATGGTCCACATTATGGATCCTGTTATGGCGTGGCGTGCTGGACTGCTCGATCCGAAGGCTATTGCTAAAACAAAGTTTGGCCAGAAGCTTTTCAGTGATGATACAACCGGCAAAGAAAAGGCGAATGCTCTGTGTTCGCTCACTCTCTATACAAAGTTCAAACACGCATATCTCAAGCTCAAAGGCCTGAAAGACAAAGATGAGGCCGAGCTTGAAAAGTTTAAGAAAGACCTTGCCGACAATGGACGCCCAACAGATGAAGACATGGTGGCTCTTGCAGAGGAGCTGAGCTATCTTGCTGACATCGACTACGCGCATGAGTTCATCGTTGCAAGTTTTTTGGATGGCAACTTCGGCTGGTTCGAAGCCCTTGCAGATCCAAACATCGATCTCGAAACTAAGGATAAAATCTTTAAAGAAGTTATTAAAGATAAAGATCCTGCCGCTGATTTTATCATAAGCTCGTTGACCACTAAAAACTCTGAGTTTGCAGTTGGCGAGATTACAACGCGTGTCAACCAGGCCCGTACGTACACAAAACAAGCTAACCAAGAGATTAACAAGAAAGTTATTGAGCAGGTTGATGAAATAGCAAAAGATAATGCTATTCAGACTGAAGAAGCCTTCCACGAGTGGTTTAGCCATGCCACAATGTCGAGTCGTACTAAGTTCAACGCAGAAGTTCTCATCGGTCAGATCTGGGAATCTGCAATCTTCGCACACGAGGGTGTTGAAAAGGGAACTATTCAGCTTATTGCCTCTCAGAAGTACAGCGGTCTTGCAATATCTGAAAACGGCGGTGCCTCTTCCTATCAGCAAGATCTCTTTGATGGAACGTTTGGAGAGTATACTCTCGATCATGCACGTCAGAATATTAAGCTTATTCTCGACTGCCTTCATGATCCGGATCAGGTATTTACAGTTAAGGATCCTGCAACTGGCCGCATCGGAACTATGTGCTGCGCCACGTTGTTCAAGGCGTCTGACATTGATGTTGCAGTTGGTGTGAGGCCCAGCAGAAGCCAGGTTATTAAGTTTCTTAGGAAAAATCCGAATATTGCGTCGTATCTCGGTCAGCGCTCCGTTAGCTATACTATGGAGGGTGCAAAGCCGTCTATAGATCAAGATATTCTTAGCTCTTTTCAGGCATGGAAAGAGGCCCGTGAAAAAGGCGTTGGCAAAAAGGGAATAACAGCCCAGCAGGTTAACCAGGGCTTAATGGACACAGAGAACTGGCTTGTCAACAATCCGAACTATATGACGCTGTTGATTTCGTGTTGTGCAAGGAAAATTGAAGAGCTTAGCGAGTTTTCGGTTGTTAACATCCGCAAAATCGTTATGGACACCCACGAGCAGCTTGTTCGGGGAATTTATGTTAATGCCCACAAAGCTGAAGGCGGGACTGCCTCAAGCATATCGAAGCAAGATTTTATGCACCGCGCTCAGGCAGAGCTTAACTCTAGGCTCCGCGCCATGTCTGGTCAAATTAAGCTTATTACAAAGTCATCCCGCAGGCTTTCTTCTCAGTCTATCAAGAATTTAAATCAGTTTATAACAACTCAACATCGTGTTGAACTGCTTCAAGATCTTGAGCAACATCTTGGAGTTCATGGTCTTGTTGAGCTTTATAAAAATGATATTTACGCATTTAAGCGTGCTATTCGCGAGTCTTTGAACAGGTATGACATCCGTCTTGACGAGGCTCTTAGCCGACTCAAGCAAATTGAAGCGTTTGTTTATCACAGAGTTAATCAGCCTTCGGCAGTGATTAATAAGATGAGCGATGATGAGCTTAACGAACTTGCTCAGTTTGCATATGACTCAAACTTGAAAAATATGGGGTTCTCGTTTGATGAGAGCTTACAGTTTATTCAAACTTATGTTGAAGCATTTGAAGGCGGTTTATCTCAGCGCGTTTCAGAAGCCAACGATGGCTTTAACTATGAAAACATTTTCATCGGCAACGATGATATAGAGATTGTTCAGACCGTTGATCCTAAAACAGGTGAGATTAAACGAGAGGTAAGAGCAAAGGATAGCCTCTACGATAAGGTTAAAAATCTTTATCACATGATTGGAAAGGCAGAGCCGAAGCCAAAAGATCTTGAAAAAGAGGTTAAAGATTGCCTTAAGAACGTAGACGACTTCAACAATCTCTGGGTCAACAAGATATTCGACCACGATGTTGACGTTGTTGAGAGCGTTGCCATGACTGGATTTAACAAGGCTGCAACCAGTCAGCTTATGGATCTTGACACTCTGTGGCATCAGATGTTTCACTCTGAGACAGACGGCAGTCGGCAGTCTCTCGTTGACTATCTTTATGAGCATGGAACACTGTTCGATCGCTCCGACTCTGATGTGTACGATGCTGTAAGCGAGTTCGGCATAGCGAGCATGCCTTCTCCTGATCCGTCTAGCGAGTTTGCTCAAATCATGATCTCTAACTGCCGTATTATGGATGATGCTGCAGGAACGAATGTCCAGGTATCCCTTAACGGCGGGCAGCTTAAGTTGCATCATGGACTTGGATTCCTTCCAGGCTCTTCTGGACGTCAGCCTACACCGCAGATGATGACGCTACAAGAGCTTGAAGACCTTGTTGAGGCTGATATTAACACAAATCTTCAGTATGTTAGGGTTCCAGGGATAGACAGGGAAATTACCGTCGCTACACTTCTTGAGTCTAGAGAGTACGAGCAGACGCGAACACTTCTCAAGGTTTCCGGCGAAAAGATCTCTTACTACAATCCGCTCTATAATGCTCATGGTCTAGACTCTATTTGCATTCCTTTCGGCTATGATAAGTCTAACAACGGCACCAATCTTCCGTGGCACCGTCTGACTCACATGATTGATAAGATCGATGTGACAGCTATGGAAGCAATGGTTATGAAGGCAAAGAAAAAGTTTGCTAAGGGCAAGTTCGTTGTCAATGTTAAAAACTTCGTTAAGCGTCATCTTGGAAGTGCTACGCAAGATCAGATAGATCTCAATGATTTCCAGAATATGACTATCGATCCCGAAACAGGGCTGTCTGTTGCCCAGCAGTCTATGCAGGATCTTCTTGTTCAGATTCGAGAACAGTACGCGCTGATTCTCATGGAAGAGTTTGACGGACGCCTTTCGAGCCTTGGCTGGGGTATGCCGCAGGCTCGAATGCTTGCCTGCTTCTTAACTCCCGGCCTCAAGGTTACAGTTCGTGGAAGTAATCAAACAAAACAAGTTGTAATAGATGCTAACTATATTTTTGGAAGTGCGGAAGAATTTTCCAGCTATCTTGATGCCCAAACATCGTTCTTGATAAATGACGAACAAGCTGCATCTGAGCTACAGGGAACGCGAGAGCCTGGCACTATTTCCCAGGTTGAACAGTTTACAGTTTCTCCCACAGATATAAGCTATCGTATTATGAACGCCATGTATGGCAGGCTTGATGATAGTACTGTTAGGAAAAACCAAGACGGAGATCCAGTCTATCGACGCAAAGACTATGAGCCTATTGCACTTAATGCTCTCGACTGGTCTGACTACGCGTTTGAAACCTTGAACATGAACGAGGTTTTGCACTTTGTTCAGCCTTGCACTGACACAATTTATCAAGGCTTAAGGACGTCTGACTCTCCCAACCCGCCTCAGATTCTCCTCGACTCACTTACAAATGGCGCATATGGTTCTCACAATTCCATAAGCAGGGCGAGAACTAAAAATAATCACATCGATCTCAGCAGCGAGTCAAACAAAGCGCGTGTTAAAACCGCAAAGAATATTGCAGATTTTGTTACCGTTGACGAAGACGGTAAACAGGCTGTACCTGCAATCATGAAAATTTTCGGCGATCCGGACAGTAATGCAAATTCCATCATTGACATACGCCAGTATCATACTCTTCGAGATCACTTGCCAGCTGACTACGGACTCGGAGAGGCTGTCCACTACACAGAAAATGGCGTCAACTCTTCTGTTCTTGTTCTTTCTCGGAGCAAAGAGGATCTACGTGCTGCCGCAGAGTACGCAGTTATGTCCGGCAATAGCCTGCTTATTCCATATGAGGATGATAGCTTTACGGTTGATGAAACCATTGCGCAGCTTAAGCGCCTCAAAAGCTCTACCGACGGTGCCATGTTTAGCGAACCTATTAACATAAAGATAGGCGGGAAGACGCTTCAGTTCGTTAAGATTAAGATTGCGCCAGACATAAGCGGCGTTATTCAGTCTGCTAGGATGGCGACAAGTCATCGCATTACAAGAAAAGTCCGTAATATTAAAAAGATTCTAGTAGACAACGGAGACGAGTTCGGCGTAACAGACGCGGGCGTTCGTGTAACTTCGTTTGGCGGAGGAAACATCGGAGTACAGGGCGGCAACTGGGCTACGTTCGATGTTTACGAGCTGTTTAAAAACAGAAGCGGGCAAGAGGTTCGCGTCATATCTTCGCCAGAAGAAATCAACAAGATGCTCGAAGACATGGGCGGGACAGACGTCAACATCGATCAGATGAGAAACTGGGAAGAACCGCCGTTCGATGACAATCTCTATGAAGATCAAACCTACAAATCAGATAGGAAAAACTTCAAAATTTCCCAGTATCTTAAAAAGGCGCAAAACGGGGAAGTCGGACAAAACGGTGTCGTCGAGCGTGGAGCCGGTGCTGGTGAGGTTATTGCCATGCTCTACGACGGGGATAAGTATATGCCTGTCTTCGGCCCCAAGAACTCTATGAGAAGCTACGACGGCTACTCGATATTCATGTGGGGAAACATGCTCTATATTCCCTGGAGCGGAAACACCAACTTGTATCAAGGCATTAAAGACGGTGAAAATACAGGAAGTTCTGTTCATGTCAAGCTCTCGATCTTCGATGAGATAGCATTTAAGGGAATTGCCACCGTAATGCCCGAAACCGTCAACGGTAACGTCCAGTATAAGATGATTCGCAGCGGTCTCGGCGATAACGGACGCGGCATCATGGACACCATCGACTTCATAATTTCCGGAGAAACGTTTGGAGGCCGAGCAAAGGGACGCGATCTCCAGATCATGAAACACAACCTTGCAGAAGCCTGCATGGAGTATGGCGGAAGCTTTATCTATGATAAAAACGGAAGATACAAGCCAGTTGTTCAGCAGCTAATCTCCTCTGGGAGAATTAGCGAAAGCGATCTTATTGATTTTCTTAACAACAACAGAGACGCAGCTCTCAAGGTTTTAAGCGGTGAGCTTTACTTTACAACTGACCCAGACGTTAACGCACTCATCATTTCAGTTGTCCGCAACTGCTATGAGAACAATGCTCCCTGGTCTACCGCCATCTCTCGAATCGGTAAAGACAGGCTTGGGAACATGCGCTGGGATGATGACAGCTTTAACTATCATCTTGCCTTCAACGGCTTTGATGAGAACGATCTTCTCAAGTTCTATCACGGGATGGGCAGATTCGTTCCGCTTGACGGAAGCAACGAGTATATATACCTTACTCCAGACGGTGCATACGACACAGACACGTATGCGTATAAGCCCGGCTGGGGTGCAAGTAGAGAAGGATCTGAAAAGCATATTGCACATCCTAACTCGCTGTTTAATGTCTATGGCGAAACGTGGGTCGTCATGGATAAGGTTGTTAATGGAACCGAGAAGCGCGACGGAGGCTGGTACCTCGTACTCTACGGCGAACCACGCGTTACAGGCTCTGTGAGCGATATGACGATCCCAGGCTATCGCTCAAGCATTGCTTTCCAGCAGAGACTAACCAGCGGCCTTGACCAGGGCTATACTCCGCGAATCGATATCTCGGATGTTCGCAATAAAGAACGTGTAAACATGCTTGAGTACTCGGAGATTCTTCTCCATCACAACCGTTTTGCCTCTGAGCTTTTCCAAGCGCGAGCAGAAGAGCGGCGTAAAAAGGGCGAACTTGACTGGTCGTTCTTAGATGATATTAACACAGCTATCAAGCCCGGCGAGTCGTGGGGCCAGTATGAGCGCTCTCAGCGGGTTATGGCAAACAAACACACTCTCATTCGTCCGCGCAAAATTTACATGGTTGAAAACGGGGAGCACGTTGCGATAGAGCCTGGCTCTGCCGAGTGGAATGAGCACATTCAGCAAGAAATTAATCGTCTTAAGTCAGCGTGGGGATGGGATGGTGTTCTTACATTTGAGTTTGCAGACATGTTTGTCCGTGGCCAGATAGGATCTACAGTTGACTCAAACAGCAAAAACAACGACATATTTGTCGATGACTGGAAACACTCTATAGACGATCTTATCAGCGGCATAGAAAGGCAAAAACGAAACAACGAGGAGCTTCCGCTTCCAATACTTGTATACACAGATGACTCGAACGTTAAGGGAAGATTTGCTCTTCCGTGGATAACGAGATATCAGATTGATATGCTCCTTGAGCACTCGTCTTATTTCCGCGATGCATACGGAATTCAGTCTGGAGAAGACTTCCACGCCTCTCTTGAGAACGCGCGAAGGCTGTTTATCGATGCTATGAAGATAGAAGGCAACCAAGCCCTCCTCGCTATTGAGCGAAGCGCCGACAGAGCGCAAAAACTTCGCTTGTATGAGTTCGCGGAGTGGATTCACAAAGAGCTTGGAATTCCCTTTACGAACAACAAGCACATATATAACAACGTATATGAAGAAGATTTTGTAAAGGCATGCGAGCGGGCTGTCGATCTACTTAATGTTCTTGGTGAGGTAGAGCCATCTGATATTCACGCGCTGCTTGAAAAGATGCAGGGCAACCTTGACTACATTAAGAAGATTAAAAACAATCTTGAAAAGCGGCAGAAAGATGCAACTGTTGTTTCCGGGTCATCTCCATCTGGAACGTCTACGACAAGATACTACGATGCATGTTACGCTGAGAACGCGCTCCTTGACCGTGCTACGCAGTGGGTTCAGTTTATGGCTATGCTCGATCCGTTCATGACTGTTGCAAATATATCGGATCGCGGATTCCATCAGTCTATTCGCCGCCGTCTTATTAAGATGGCTAAGAAAGGCACCTGGATCGGCAAGGTATTCTCTCCATACCACTTCACTGATCCGGCTCACGCCCTTACAGAAGAAGACATCCACAACGTTACCAATCAAAAAGACTTTATGGAGTTTTTGATTGCTGTAAGGGAAGCTGCATTTAACGGTAAGACGCAAGAGTTTGTTGCAGAAGCATCACAGCAGGGTACGAATATGCTTAACTGGCTGCGCGAGCAGAAAAAGGGCGGCAAGTGGGCTAAGATTATTAAAGGCGGATTTACAATAGGAACTGGTGGAAACTTCGGTCTTAAGCAGCAGGCATCCATCTTCCTCGACACATGGGTTCAGATCATCGAAAACGATCCAGTTCTTACTAACTTCTGGCTTACTCCAGATGAAAACGGTGAGACAAGATTCCACGCGATGGTTACAGGCGACGGCAACGCGCTGAACTGGCTTCTCCAGTGCCTTGGCGGAAAGGGAAGAACGGCAGAGCTTCAAGAAACGCTCCAGGCGCTTCAGCAGTCCCGTGTCGGCGACCTTGCGCAAAAGAACACATTTGCAGTTCTTCTTCAAGATATTGTTGGCCGTGCTCCTGGCGGAAACCTCGCGTTTGCAACTCTTGTTTGCAAGTTCCCCAACTACTCGTTCAACATTCTTCACAGAATGGTAAACTGGATATTCCCCGCAAGTACAGCATACTACCTGTTTACCGAGTACATGGCGGGAACGAAGACTGGCGAGCGCCTCAACATTGATGAAAATCAGATGCACAGCAGCTTGAGGCAGGCGTTCCAGGTTGACATGTTGCACATGGGTGCGAGCCTTGTCGCAATGGTTCTGATTGGTGCCTCTGGAATGCTTGAACCTCCTGATGACGACAGATATCTTTGCAACCTTGACGAGTGGCTCTTCTTTGGACACAGAGTCAGAGACGTGTGGTGGGTACATGATCTTCTCGGCATGGCTCTTCCCGTTGCAGCATTCGGCAAGTCTTGCCTCATTGGTAAGCCGCAAGTTTCAATTATCTTCGAGGGTATCAACGATGCCTGCGCAAGCAATCCGTTCCTCAAGGCAAGCGACGCTCTCGGAATGTTCTTCGATCCAGAGGGCAATATCTTCGAGCAGTACGAAAATGCTAAAGAAGAATACGAAAATGCTCCTGGCGGCGGACCTGAAAATATCTTTGAGTTCTTGTCTGCAAACGCAACTTCTGGAGCCGCACGCATTGTCGGGCAGTTTATAACTCCCGCGTTTGTTCGCGAGATGTCTCGCTTCGGAGACTACGAACACAGCTACAAGTACGTATTTGCGTCAGATAAGTTCGGCGGAGAGCAAGACAGCACTAAGGTCACCCGCACAACATACAGCGATGCGATGCTCCGCAAGTATCTCCGCAGCAATCCCTGGATGGCTACAATTCTCGATGCCTTCCCGCACGGTACAACAGGGTATCGTGAAGATGAAATGCCGTACACCATCTACTACGATCAAGATCAGATGGCGAGCGCGAGGGAAAATGCAGAGAAAAACCCGGTTGCAATTATAACCACTCTTGAGCAATATAGATACAACATGGAAGAGTTGCAGGCTACTGGCTTCTATATTGATGGAGACACGAAAGCGGCTGTTTCAAGGCAGATATGGGATAACTACTATAGCTGGAAAACAGAGTGGAACCGCTTTGCAGCTAACGAGGGCAAGGACTATACGTCTCTCGGAGGCGGCGACTTTACCGTCGGCAAAGAGATGTACTATGAGTACAAAGAACTTTGCGAGAGCAACCAGCGTTACTGGAAGCAGTTCTACTATGATACTATTAAGAATAGCTATCTTTCCCAGCCGATGCAGGCATACTACAGATATAAAACAGACTACGACATTGACGCTACCGGCCAGGTTTACGCAACTGGATTCCATCGCGGAACGCTGCTTCCGTGGGAGACCGCTCCAGGAACGCTTACAGATCCAGAAGGAACTGCTGGATACGAGAATAGTTTCGACTCTGTTTCCGCTGTTACCGGCAATCCGATTACGGGTATGCGTGCTCTTGTACCGATAGAGCAGGGATATACCGAGTGGCCTGAGTTCGAAGAGTGGAGCATGGACCAGAGCGGTAACAGCTTCTCGTCAGACTATGCTGGGTCGAGCAATGGAAGTACCCCATCTGAGTCTTCGGGTACCCCGACTACAACCAGCAGCAAGAAGTCCGGCGGCTCTGGTGGCGGTGGCGGAGGCGGTCGTTCCGGCGGTAGCTACAGCCGTGGATATCAACAGCCGCCTCATCTCTACATCTACAACAACAGCTCGCCGATATCCAAGCCGAGCCGCATCATGAGTGCCGACAGACTAGAGGAAGCCGATACGGTCTCGTATCTGCGTCCTGACTTCGAGACAAAGGGAAGCCGCGAAGCTTATAAGAGGAGTGATATCTAATGAACAAAGTTTTCCCTAAGCTCACACCTGTGCGCGAGGACGATCTCAACACGGTCAGCAAGGAGATCGCCGGCAAGCTCGACAAGAAGTGGAAAGACGGCCTCGCCGTCCACAGGCTGCGCACGAGCGACTTCCACTTCTTTACCCGTGTTGCGCACAACCTCAACCTCTACGAGAAGGCCAGGAAGGACGCCTTCTCCGAGGGCAGCACGCAGACCATCAAGCGCAAGATCCGTGCACAGACCATTCAGCGCGTTCCCGATGGTGAGATCACTACGCAGTACGACAAGAACAGCGTAGAGCAGGCAGAGATCGACTACCTGTTCAAGCACAAGATCCTCACCAGCGAGTACGACGGCAAGGACATGATGAAGAACCTGTGGCGCTGCTTCAATGCCGCGTACGACTACGGCTTTGCATGCGTGCGCACTGGCTTCGAGGAAGATCTCGACGGAGATCCGCGCATCAGCTTTACGCTCATTCCGTACAACGACATCATCCCGTCTCCAGACTGTGACTTCATCGAGGAGGCAGACTGGTACATCGTGCGCGAGTATCTGCCGCTCTCTAACCTGAAGATCATGATTAACAAGGACACAGGCACCATCGACGATCCTACGTGGGACGCAGACGCCGTGCGCTATCTCGTAGAGAACGAGTTCCAGGACGGTCAGGAGCCTGCGAGCAAGCCGCTCAGCGACAAGAAGCGCGGCGTCACCAAGACCAAGAGCGTCGAGGTGCGCACGTACTACTGCAGGAACGAGGAAGAGTTCGTGACATACGCTCCGAGCATTAACTGCATTATCCGCAGGGTTAAGAACTACGACCCACGCAAGGACGTTCCGATCCACTTCCTCATTCTCGAACCTGACCCTGAGTTCCCGTACGGGGCCAGCTCTATCATGTGGACTCTGGCGATGCAGCAGTACGCCGACGCCTTCCAGAGCACTGCCTACCAGACGCTGCTCCTCAGTCTCCATCCACCGCTGATGGTGTTCGGCAACCTCGCCAATCCTAAGCTTAAGATGAAGGCAAACGCCATCTGGCCTATGGGAACCAACCCGAACAACCGCATCGAGAAGTTCCCAGTCGAGACCACGACCGTCACGCAGTACGGCAGCATCCTCGAAAACATCTCTGGGCGCATGATGCAGAGCTTGAACGTTACCGACGCGACTGTTGCGAGCGACGCACAGGTAGCCCGCTACAGCGCAACTCCGCAGGGCGTCGAGCAGCAGCGTCTTGACCGTACCATCACGATTAACCAGTACCAAAAGCGCATCGAGATCTTCTTCCAGGAGTGGGCTAACCACGCTCTCCGCAGCTACATCAACTCCATGACTGGCAAGCAGTGGATTACCGTTGACGAGAAGACCCGTCGCCGTATCGAGGACATCGAAGAGGCCGCTAAGAACGAGATCAAGATGGCCGTGCAAGAGGTCATCGACCAAGAGTCTATGGACAAGCTCGACGATGACCTCAGCAAAGATACGATCGTCGGAGACGAAGACCACGCTAACAAGATCGAGATTAACTTCGACGATCTGAGCGCAGACCTCCTGAGCTTTGAGGTCCGTGCAGGCTCTCTCATCGAGAATGAGCGTGAGACAGAGCGGCAGAACATCCAAGAGATGCTTATTCCCGTGTCGCAGATGATCGGCAACATCAGCGATCAGAACAAGGACGCTTTCGAGCAGGTTATCATGCAGCTCGTTACGCGCCTCTGCGAGTTGAGCGACATCGATATCAGCGCTACCGCAGCGCAGCGTATCGACCAGAAGCTCATGGCACAGGCTCTTCAGGCTACCATGAACATGGTAGATAGCCAGCAGCAGCAGATCGGACAGATGCAGCAGATGATGGGCCTTCCAGAAGGCGGTATGCCTCCTGAGATGACTCCGGGCATGGCGCAGGGCGCTGCAATGGGCGCTCCTATGCCTGAACAGCCCGTATCTCCCGAGATGATGGCTGCAGAGGGCGCTCCTATGCCGCCAGAGATGATGGCAGGGGGGGGCGGTATGCCGCCATCTGAAGTAATGCCGCCTGAGGTTGGTATGCCTGAAGACATCATGCCGCCTGTCCAGCCTGCCGCTGGGCCTGAAGAGATGGGAGAAGAAATGGTAATTTAAAATTTTCGCAGCTTTTTATACAGAGTATGGTTATAATATATGCCATACTCGGTGCAATGAAGTAGTTTGAGCGAAGGAAAGGACATATCATGGCTCAAGTTATTCAGCCCGAGGAATGGGTACAGGGTCTCGATGATAACAGGCTCTTGCCCGGGCGCTACACCACTGGACTGTTCACTGGATCTCTTGCGAAAGGCGAGAGCATTGCGAACAATCCGAACGCAGTTCGCGTTTATGACATCGTTGTATCCGACTACATCACCGACTACGATGATCGCCGTCTGAACGGTCACGGCTACGGTCGAGTGACAAACTTCAACAAGGATGGTCGTGACGGCTGGGGTGCCAGCGCTTACGGCGTGTTCCAGGACGTTCGCTTCGAGAGCCGCGTCTACACGATGGGCCGTCATCGCTCCGTCGCCTTCCGCATCTTCGACGAGATGCAGTACGCCGGCGGCATCGGTCAGTGGGGCAACGCATCCGAGAGCAACGTCATTACCAACGGTAACGCTCTCATGCAGACCGCTGCGCTGATCTCCAAGACCCGTGACCTGTGGGAGAAGGAAATCCTCGGTCCGGACATCGACCGTTACAACCTGTTCGCTGTTATGAATGGTCACATCTCTGGCCGCTGGGTTGCTATCGATCCCGTTACCGGTACCGACTACACCGATCAGATTATGGACGGCAACGCCGCTCACGGTCAGTGGGTTGCGCAGCCCGGCACCGTCCAGGGTCAGGCCATCCCGCCGCGCTTCGCGCCTATCCACGGCGTTGAGTGGGATGACAATGCTATCATGCTGTTCCTCCAGAACCTGAAGGTTACGTGGAACAACCTGTTCATCCCCGAGGATAACCGCGTTATCATGATGGACGCCTACTACGAGCTGCCTCTGATGATGGCTCTGACTGGCGGCAGCATTCCCGCGACCGAGAAGGCTTACTCGGATATCCAGAACGGCTCCTTCACCCGTCTGATGGGCTGGGAGTTCAACTTCGACATCCCGAGCCAGTACTGGCCCAAGCTGTTCTTCGATGCCAACATGAACGTCGTCCACAGCGCCGACGGTCAGGCCGCCTACGATCAGTACATGCGCAGCCAGTCCTTCGCCGACAAGGGCCACAAGGAGCTGCTGTTCGCTCTTACCGATGCTGCACGTATGCGTGCGACGAACTACATTAAGACCGTGTGGGATTCCGCTGCTGGCAAGTACGTCCGCTACGTCACGAACTACCCGCTCGGTATGCCGAGTTCTGTTGACTACTACGGCGATGCCATTACGGTCAACAGCGGCGACTACTACAACCGCTATGCTGGCTCTACGAGCACCGATCTCCAGTACAGTGTTGTCGAGGGCGACGACTTCAGCACCTCCAGCACGACCGCGCACGCGCCCGGTGCTGCACTCAGTGGCGTGAACGCGAGCTTTGCAGGCTCTGCTTATCCGTGGTCTGAGCCTGGTGCTGGCTACGGTCTTCCTGCCTCCGGTCAGACCGGCCCCGATACTACTGGCGAGGGCATCAAGCTGCGTCAGGTTATCGGCTGCGCCGTCTATCGTCCCGCTGCTCAGCTGTCTCAGGAGTACTCCGAGATGCGTACTGGTGAGGGCAACACACGCGGCAAGTTCACCGAGTGCGTCATGGACGTTAAGTACGACGCCTGGGTCATCGAGAAGCTGTCGCACGGCATTATCCCGATCGTTGACGACGCGCAGAACACTGGCGTCTTTGCACTGCCCGTTAAGATTATCTCTGAGTCGAACTCTCCCGTTGGTCCAGCGAGCTCTAGCTCGGGCGAATAATCTTAATAGCTATAGGTAAGTCAAGGGGCTGTAGGCTCGTGTGGCCCGCAGCCCCTTTTCACTAGAAAGGAACGATCGTGCCTTACGTATTTGCGAATAATCCTATTGCATCAGCAATTCAAAATGCTGCAGGCGCAGTAGCCGCCGCTCCAGTTGCATCAGCTATTCCAGTAAAAAATGTAACTAATTCTCTCAAAGCTAACGAAGATTCTATGCCTTCATATTCTGGTCCATCTGAGGGTGTTGCAACTGGATATGCAGCGTCTTTTCCTTGGGAAAATTTTAGAACAGACCAAACTGAAAAATTAGCTAATGCTGAATATGCAGCGCCTCGGCTTTTTGAAAATTTTGGTTTTGAAAATTTTGGAGCAGATCTTTCTCAACCAATGTATAAATATAACCCAATGCGTGCATTAGAGAATGGTGCTAGCGCGGCATCTAAACCTGCTGAAAATGCAGCAAATGTTGCAATGTTTTTGCAGGCTCTTCAGTCTCTTGCACCTGACTTTAATAGCTCTAATAATAAAAACAAAAACAAATCTTCAAAGGAAAATAGCAAAAATAACAAGAAATAATTTCGGAGATTATTATGACATGGCCAAATACTGCTGTTCAAAATCTGTCTAATGCTTTTCAAGTAGCTAAGACAGCTAAGACAATTAAAGATGTTGCTGACTTGCTGCCAGAAGAAGAGCGCAACAAATACTATGATAGTAACGAATTGCCGAACTGGTTTAAACAGTATGCCAAGAGTGACGAAGATAAAAAATCTTCTAGCAATACTGGTTCTACATATCAACCACTTTCTGAACAGCAGGTTGTTGAAAGAGCTATTCAAAATGGATTCACTGGCTATAATTTCCCTAGCTATAGCGGCGCAGTTAATCTTGGTGGCAATGGTCTTATTTCTTCAGTTGAACCGCAGATTACTGTATCTCCTGGCAAAGATGAAAAAAAGGATAAAGTTGTTACAGATCTTCAGTCTGGATGGAGTGGCCCTTTAGCAACTCAGTCTGGATGGAGTGGCCCTTTAGCAACTCATCCTGGATTTGATTCTGGTAGTATGTCTAAAATTCCTGGATTTAGCGGGCCTCTTGCTACATATCCTGGAATAGATTTTTCTAAAGGAAATATTAAATATCCTGCTTCGCAGCAAGATATCGACTATGCAACGGCAGCCGCATATTCTGGCAGTGGATTGCCATTTAAGTCTGGTTATATTCCTACAATTACAGTTCCATCTCTTCCAGCTATAGCTGGCGGTAGCTCGATGATATCTCCAGAACTGATTAACTACTCTTATGAGAACAGCGATACTGGAAAGCGCCAACGCGAAATCGAGCAAGAACGTGCTCAGATCGCGCAGCAAGATGCAGTAGACTATGAGCGTGCAGTTAGTAATGCACTAGATAAAATCGATAGCGGTGAAGAGTTCGATGCTGGAGATCGCGCCGCTCTTCAACCTATTGCAGATGCGTATAACGAACGTGCTCAAGCAAAGATCGACGCTGGAGAAACAGACGATACTAACTTCGAAAAGAACGACGTTACAGTAGACGATCTCCGGTATCTTCTTAGCCGCTATGACTGGCGCAACGGTGTTACAGATGATGCCCGTCGAGCGGCATATCGCGCTGTCTCTATGCGTGATGCAAATACTGTATATGATCCCACCGATGACGGAGTCGATAACGGTATTGCTATTGGCAAAATGGTAAACCCGCTTGCTGCAATGGGGATCATAGATTCAAATAACACAGGATTTGACAATCCAGAAGAGCTATACAACAGCCTTACTACTGGTGCATGGACTCAGTCTCACAGCTGGGATGGCAACGATACGGCTCTGACTGCCACTGGCGCAGCGCCGCTTCATAGCGAAGATGTATACAACGGCGAGAACGGGCAAGAACCGCTCTACGTTGAAGACTATGCTTATGCCCTCTCTATGCCTGGTGTTCAAAAAGCTCTCGAAGAAGCTGGAATCAATCCTTCGGACTTCTTGACGTACGGCGACTTCATGTACGACGCTCCTCCCGAGATGTGGGCTATTATCACAGATGCTATGGGCGTTCCATATTTCACGCACGGCGATGACGCACTTGCCGACCTAGACAAGTGGGATCTTGGAGAAGACGGCAAGCTCAGTGCAGAAGCGTCTCAAAAGATTCTCGACTGGGTATTTGATGAAGACAACATGTTCGATGCTGATAAGGCATTTGCAGATGTTAACAGTCCAGAATGGGATAAATTCGGACACAGCTGGAGTGAGATCCTCGCCCACATGAACTATCTCAACGACAAGGGCGCAATAACCCCCATTATGAGCATGGACAATTCAGACTGGGCGAATCTCATGGCAACAAGACTTCAGGAAAAGTGGGGCATGGACGAAGAAACCGCGCAGAAAGCTCTTGCAGGAATGGCTACTCAGGAGCAGAACGGCCTCGCAATGGTCGCAAGCCTTATGGAGCGTCAGGGCGGTCTCGGCAAGTCTCCAATTAGTGTTGGAGTGCTCAACCACGCTCTTGAGGCCAACAACATTCCGTATCGTTTAGGTACTGGCGATGAGTTTGAGAGTGCTGTTAAGGCTGGCCGCAATCATCCCAGCAATGTTGACCTGGACTACATCGGTGGCAACCTTAACGCAGAGCCTGAAGTCGGAAATGACTATGTCAGCTACGCTAAGTATCTTCCCGATAAGCTCTTATTAGGCCATAACGACTACGGTATTCTCGATGCCGATGAGTATGACAAGGTTATGGAGCAACGCTACAACACTAAATACATGACTCCTGAGCAGAAGAAACAGAGCGATGCATCTTATGTTAGTCAATTTGACTGGAGTAAAGCTCAAGCTGTTCCTGGAGGAATGTATGTTCCGGATCCTGGCGGCACTGTTAGATTTGTTCCCTATGGCGGAAATATTAACATCGGTCAGCTTGAGGTTCCAGATCTTTCTAACGGCAACCAGTCGTCTGCTTCGAATACTTCTACACAGCAAGGCAGCCTTGACTGGACTCAGGCAACTGCCACTCAGGGCGGATGGCTCGTTCCCGATTCAGAAGGCAACGTACAGTTTGTTCCAAGTGGCGCAAGCGTAGCTTAGCTGTAATGCAAGGAGATAGCTATGGCTAATACAAATATGCGAAAAGGCACGATGTCCAGCGGTAATCAAACCCAAGATACCGGCGGGACAGGCGGCGGCTCTGGCGGTGGCGGCGGTGGTGTAACAACCGTCAAGTACGAGCAGCCAGATGTTGACGTTGACGACATAAACGCGCAACTAGCCAACGCTAATCCTGCATATCAGAATGACATCAATCGTATTAAAGATGCCGACAAAACAGCCCGTCAGAATATTCAAGACCAGCGCAAAGCGAATGCCAAGCAGCTGCTGATGAAGAAAAACCAGATCAATCGCAAGAGCGACTGGCAACCTAACCAGCAGAAAGAGCAGAGCACATACGCAGCTCTCCGTCGTACTATGGGCAACGCAGCTTACGGCTCCGGCATAGCAGACCTCAACGAGGGCATGCGCCGCTACGACGACATGCAGGATGTCGAGCTGATTAACACCTGGAAAGACAATCAGAACAACGCGTACAACAACTGGTATCAGGCTAACGCCGACCTCATTGCCGACTACAATACGCAGGTAGCTAAGACTAACGACGACTTCAACGCAGCCTACAACAACTATCTGAACAACATCGCTAACATCAACAGCCAGCTCGGTAAGCAGGCATACAAGCTTAAGTCTACAGACAAGAAGCGCACCATCTCGACGAAGGTTAACGACGACAAAGACACGCTCAAGGTTACTATCGCGAAGAAGAAAACTCCCAACATTAAGCTGCTCGTTAATAAAGCCTCTTCGCTTAATCCTAACATTCCTGGAGCTGGCGACTATATTCGTGGCAATCGCGAGGATGTTGCCAGTGCAAAAAAGGCCAATAATAGTATGACCCAGACATATAGTAAGACTACAAACAACACGTCTGGCCTCAGCATGGACAAGAACTTTAACGTGTCCGGCGGCATGAAAACCGTTACAAACTATGCAAACATTACCAAAGGTGCGAGCGGCGTAAGCCTTGGCGGATCCGCTAATCAAACAGAGTTTAAGAACACTCTTACAAAAGGCGGAGAAGATCTTGCTAACTCAAGTATTAAGAAAGATCAGGTTCAGAGCACTGGAACAGTTAAAACTGCTGCCAGAGTTGCTGCAGAAAAGCAGGCTGCTGCTGCTAAGAAGGCCACTGCTGCTAAAAACAAGGCTGTCGCCAATGCAAAGGCAGCTGCGAAAAAAGTTAAAGACACGCAAGCAACTATTAAAAAGTTGACCAAGCTAATTAATAGTAAAGAAAAACGTCCTAGTTCAACTAGTGCAAGCGGAAATATACTTCAGCCTCTTACTGATGAAAAGGCTAAAGCAGCGAAACAGCTTGCATCTGCTAAAAAAACACTCGCATCCGCTCAGAAGCAAGTGAAAGATGCAAATAAGGCTAAGATAACTGCTACTAAAAACATTGCATCGTCTAAGAAAGCTGCTACAGCAACAGTTAATAAAAACAAAAAAGCAACTACTACAACCACTAAAAAATATAATAAATCTGCCGCTAAGTATAGTGCTACTGTAGCAAAACAAAAGGCTAGTGCCGCTGCAAAGAAAGCTGCAACTACGGCTAAAAAGACGACTACTGCAAAGAAAACTACCACAACCAAAAAGACTACTACAGCAAAGAAGACTACTACAAATAAATCAAATAGTGCCAATGCAGCAGTAGCTAAAACTACTAAGACAAAGAAATAGGAGCACTCTTTATGGATAAGAATAAAGCACTTTTTCTACAAGCTCTCATGAACGCCAGTGGCAAGATGCCTGAAAATGGCGATAATAAAAAGGGTAAGAAACTTCCGCCTAAGAAGAAAGGCAAGTAACTATGCCACACGTTATGAGTGAAGGTATTACTGCTTATGACTTCGTACAGCAGGTGTACTACATGCAGGAGAAAACTCTGCTCGACTTCTGGCCGAACGACGACAAGTTCCGTGAGGTTCTCGTCGAGGCCAACATCGTTCTCAAGGAGCTTGAGGCCCAGCAGGACTGGACGTGGCTCCGTGATACGCTCGTCCTCGGCGACATGCTCTCTACTCCGAGCGAGATCGTAGAGTTCGTGCTTCCCAACGACGTGTACAAGCTCTCCATGCTCAACCACGACAGTATCAGGCTTTATCGCGGCTGGTACAACGAGGATACAGAGACCTACGACATCGACGAGCACAGCGTCGTACACGTTCCGATAGCCTCTGCTGGTGACCAGCGGTGGAACCGCGAGCAGCAGGTCAACCAGATCGGCGTGAACCATATACACGACTACCGTCTCCGTGCAGTCATCCACGGTCACACGATCAAGATGAACCGCACGCTGCTTCCCTGGGAAGGCCGCAGTATCGCTGTCGTGGACGTGCAGAAGCACATAGTTCCGTTCCATGTGTGCGACTATGATCACACGCTCATCACTGGCAACAAGGCTTGTACTCTTGACGTAAGCGACGGCGTTCCTAAGAAGTATCTTACCGAGATTCCGGATCCTACTTACGTCATCTACGCTACTGCAGCGCGTCATGCCGAAGGATCTCCGCCTGCTCTTGCCCGTGTTGCAGGACTGCAAGATATGGCACAGCGCCTACTAAGCCAGATGCGTCAAAACGATACCGATGCTACCGACAGCGACTACATAGAGTGGGACGTTCCTGGATATCTTGAGGTGATCTAAGTGGCTAAGAAGAACTCCTCCAAGACCATCACAGAAAAGGCTATGCAGAGCGCAGAGCCTCGTGTCATGAGCTACCAGAACTGGACTGGAGTTAACTTTGTCGATGCTCCGCTTACCTGGGAGCCTCTTGAGCCTCACACGTCTGGCCGCTACCTTCATAACCAGACAGACCTGCCTAAGAACTATCTCATGGTACAGAACAACCTTGAGACTACAGACACGTTGTCTCTAGAAACTCGCTACGATAGCATCGACATCGGGCATCTTACTAGCGGCGGCACCACAAAGTTTACAGGCATCAGCTTTGTTTTTCACAAGTGGATCTTTGCCGTTGTACGTGTTACAAACGGTAACTCGTGGTATGAACAAATCAAGTACCGTGATCTTACATCAAACAGTACTACTAGCTGGTCTACAGTTAATATTAGATACTACGGAAATGTTGGAGATAATCCTCCATATGTAGACCATCCTGCAAAGTGGCGCATTACCGAGATCGGTGCGCACATGGACAACCTCGTTGTCACTGCAACCAACGAGAACGTTGCCCAGCAAGACGAACAAGACATTACAAATCAGGGTAAAAAGGCCGCCGTCTTTCTCGCACGTCTTCACTATGACCAGATAGCCAACACGATAAACATCACAGGCAAAGATTTTAACTCCAATACCGATGTTAGCAATATTGCAGTATCTAATCCGCTTGTCCCTAATCCAACAGTCGCGCCTGTCCTCAGCGTTGTCGGTATGTACTCCGGGCAAACTGCAGCCGAGGGCGACGTCGTTGTAGATACTGGCGAGGTGCGCTATGACCACGTCGTTAAGATCGAGGTGTGTTACTGTTACACCACACGCTTTGGCAGTACAAAGCCCAGCCCTGCTAGAACGATCTACACAACGTACCAGCCGACTCTCTGGAGTAGCGCAAGGTATGTCAACGTTTCTTGCCCTACGTCTACCGTTATCTATAAAAATAAAAATGGCGTAGAGATAACAAAGACGTATACTGGCGGCGGAAACGGCACATCTACCAGCACAACGTACTCTAACAAAACCATTCAGTTCATGGAAGCACAGGATACCACGGGCTGGACAGATGCTCAAAAAACTAATCGGAGTAACGCTCTCTCTGAGGCACGTAAAGAAACAGTCAAGATCGACGAAAACGTTACTGGATACGATACACACGTCTACGATGCTACTGGCATTACTGGTATCGACTTCTACGGTCGAGACACAGAGAACGTAGACTGGGTGTTCATCGGCCATCTCGAGATTGCCAATCCTGCCGCTACTGCATCTCCTGGCACTGGCTGGAAGTACGTCTGGCTCGGCAACATGACCGACATCGGACAGTGGACTAACAGCCAGCTTACAGTTCCTACAGAGAACAATACCCGCGGACCGTCTGCGTCTCACTGGGCGTCCCACGACAGCCGTCTCTACTACTGGGGCGATCCGTACTTCCCATACCGTCTCTACATCGGCGGCTCTCCTGGCAACGAGTTCAGCGTTGCACGAGGTCTTGGCGGTGCTTGGATTGACGTAGAGCCTGGCTCTGGCTACCAGATCATGGGTACAGCCAAGTGGAAAACCAACGGCGGTGCAAACATCGTCACGCTCATGTGCGGCAACGCCAACACTACTAAGGTTAAGCGGTTCAACGTCGTCGAGACGAACATCACAGTTACCAACGAGATTCAGTACAAGGGCTACATGTACGAAGAGGTCAGCAACGTCGTCGGCTGCAACAGCCGCTACGGGTACGGCGTGTTCGCTGACGGTCTCTACAGCATCAACCGCTACGGCCTATACGTCACGACGATGGCTATGGAGTACAACAACCAGATGAAGAACACGAACATGAGCGAGGTTATCAAGCCGCTGTTCAGTGAACAGCTCGGTAACAGGCTCAAGGACTCCCGCCTCGTGTGCATCGACAACGTTATCTACATAGCCTTTAGTGCCGAAGGCGAAACAGGCGAAAGCATAGTCGATCTCGACAACGTGATTCTCTGCTACGACATCGACAACAAGGCGTGGTACACGTTCACGTGCGACGTTACTCTCAACCGAGATTATGACAATGATCCGGACAAGATCCACCACATCCTTGCCATCGATAGCGACGAGTTCCAAGAGGGCCTCGGCGTTATCACAGACTATAACATTCTTCTCTACCCTACCACTGGCGTACAAAATCCGACTCCTCCTGCGTTCGACGTTCTCCTTGAGACAGGTGAGATGATGCCGAAAGAACCGCTGCAGGTGCTTCACTATGTCCAGCAGATCGAGCTGCGGTTCGACTACTTTGTTAGTGATCCCGGAGCAGTCGAGGTACTGCTAGAGGGCGTAGACTACTATGGGCGCGAGTTCACGATTACCAAAGAACTAAACAAGACAAGCCGTGGATTCCACGGAAAGTCCGGCGAGATGCGAGAGTACGTAGAGTGGATCCGGGTAGACAAGTACGTCGAGAGCCTTCGCATGAGAATTAAGGGTAAAGGCAGATTCCGCCTGACTCACTGGAACATGAAGTGGTACGCCCAGAGCGATACCTACAACACACAGTGGGGCTTCGATGCTCACGACCAGTACCGTACAGCTCACGACACAGACGAGACCGTGTACCAGATCCACCACTACATTAACGACTATAATAACCTCCGAAGGGCGGTGATCTCATAATGGGATGCTTCGATGATTGTCTGTCTGGAATGCTTGAGCCATACGGCGGTAACATGCCGCTCTTCAAGGGCGATACTACCGACGCAACCGTTACCATCATTAAAGAGAGCTACGACGACGGCATGTCCGTTACGCGCATTCAGACTCCTCCGAGAACGCCTACGTGCAAGCTCGTAGAGGCCATCAACAACGTACTCGGCATGATGGGCGGATCCGATTCACTGCTCGGCGGTCTCTGTAAGGACGAAGATAAGAAAGATAAAAAGGATATCTGCCCTGAATGCGGCAAGGATCCGTGTGTGTGCGAAGGCGGTGAAGAAGATGATATACGACCCGAGTCAGAGTCTGAGAGTAGTGAAAAGCCAGACTGGAACAAGCTTAAGAAACAGGGAGGGTCTCGATAGGTGGTGCGCCTACGGCGAGTACCCGCTGCGCTGCGCATGGTACCTGCCCTACGTGTTCGCAGACGAGTTCTTCGACAGGATCCAGCCGCGCTTCTTCAACGTCTTCTGGCCATTCTAAAGATCGAGCCTCCTTTTGGGAGGCTCTTTACTGGCACCGGATGGGAGAGCGATACCGCTTATATTATACCTCTAAACTTGAGGCAGTCTTTGTAAATTTCCAAAAATTCTTCGTACCCCAGGACTGCAATCCAGGGTCTCCTGTTGGGCCTATGAACGACGACAGGGGTCTCATCCGCTCCACAGTCATCTTGCGCTTGAGTAAGAGACGGCCACAGCTGGAGCTTTTCAACTCGCTTAACCTCTAGATGCAGTCCTGGAATACCAACAACGTCTGGGCTATCAGAGCCGCCGTGATACTGTACGCCTCGCTGGGAATCGAAGCCGTGCTCTCGGTTAATCTTGGCTACCTCGCGTTCGCCAACCTTGCCCTTCTCACGGCGCATCTTTCCACTACTCGGCATCGGTACCATCCCACTGTTCTTCTCCGCTATCGGAGTTATCCACTCCTGCTCCATTTTCGGTCTCCTCATATCGAGCCATGTCTTCTTCGGTTATCTCACCGTAGTATCCACGGGCGATATTCTTATTAATCGTGTTGTACATGCAGCCTTCGCAAGCAGCCTGTACCTCGTCCTTGCTGCCCATGATACTTGACATAGTGTTAATCACAGCCTGAAACACATCGTAGCACTCGTCAAGGAAGCGGTAGAACTGAGCTTGCAAGTACTCATCGGTAATCTCCTCATTGCCAGCCGCCTGTTCCTGAGACATTTTTGCAAGCACATCGTATGCCTCGCGACACTCGCTCGCCTCTTCCAGGATCTTCACACCCTGCTCCTTGCTGGCCTCAACTTCCGGGAACGGGTACACGTGAATCGTTACTGCGTTCTCTGCGTTGTCGAAATACTCTAGCATAGCTGCATCTGTCCTTTCTCTGGTTTACTTTCTCTTGCCTTGCATATTATATTAGATCTATCCTCCTCTTGAACAATATGCTGCTCAATAATCGGGTAATTCCCATCTGTATAACAGTCCTCTAATCTTAGCATATGAATCCATTTTCCAAAGTTCTCGCTATAGCTACCCATGTATGTAACATAGAAGCCCTTCCACAAACAACCTTCTCCACGTTTTAGCTGACCGTGTTCAAACTGAATGTTATTTTTAAATTGCATCATATACTTTACACTTACCATTCTCATCGAGGAACATCTGCTTGTTCTTCCACGCGTTCTTATCTCGGTCAATGAGCAGTACCTTACGGATCTGGCATCCGCTCTTTGGTCCGATCTTGCCGCCCTTTTTGCATCGCTTACACTGGCTGGCAAGCTTGTCTTGCTCTGCCGCACGCTCGAACTTATTCACTGGTTTCACCTCCGTTCTCCCCATGCGCAGAAGCCGTTTACAGACCACCCGATATGTTCATGCTTTGCGCACCAGTCATCGTTTCCATGCGTTGCGTCTGCATACGTGAAGTGCTTGCAATCGCGGCAGCGCACGATACGTTCACCCAGCTTCGCGCTGTTCTGCTCGATTAGCGCCATATTCAGGCGCACGAACTGGTTGCTCCTGCAATCGCCAAAGTCAACGACGTATTCGGTCGGTCTGTACTCGGTCATTCGCCCACCACCTTTGCGCCGCAGTTCGGGCAGTAGTTCCACAGCTCGTAACCATTCTGCTCGTAGCCGCAAGCCGAGCAGACGAAATGCCAATCATTCGCGTCAGTGTCGTGGCACGTCCGCTCCGCCCGTGCGTTCCAAGCTGCGACGGCTTCGGCTTCGGTTGCGTAACCATCGACATAAGTGCTAGTCGCTGGTCCGATTGGGCAATCCTCGTGAAAACACCCGATGAATAATCCAATATCGTTTTGGATGATTTCCGCTTCGCCGCCGCAGAACGGACAGGATTTCAATTCCTCGCTCATTCGTCCACCACCTTCGCTCCCTCTGGCAGTTTCATCCAGTCTGGTTCTACGTATACAGTCTCTATCTGTAGCGGTGTCGGGGCAATCTTTCTTCCCCCAGTCCTTTCAAGCAGTATTCTTGCAGCAAGATTGCGTTCCTTCTTACGTGCTAAGTTACTGCCGACTCTGTTCGTGGCAGCGTATACAACAGCCTTAGCCATTGCTATAATCGGTCTATCTTCAGGAGTTACTTCCATCTGTTGTGCTTGCGTATACTCAAGCACATCTTCAAGCGCATCTCCAAAAGCCGTTGCGTAGCTGTCTGTTTTGCCTTCTGCCGGGATAGTCCCGTCGATACGCTGAACGATAGTCTGAATCAGCTCGATGTCTACCTCGAAGACAGCGTTACAGATCATACGGCTCAGAGCGTAGTCCCTTGCCTTGATAGCTATCTCGCTCGTCCTCACCAGGTCTCCCATCGTCTTAGTAAGCGCGTAGTCCGTGAGCAGCTCGTCGTTGTCTCTCCACTCGTAGTCTGCTCCGTCCTTACGGCGAAACCTAGCTGGAAGCGTTTCCGTATCGCTCGTCGTTGCGAGCACGTTTTTCTGCTCTGACACGCCTTACCTCCTGCGTACGCTTTCGCCTGTTCTTCTCGGTCTTGCGGTTAACCCGCCTCATTTCTCCTGGCTTAAGATCGTAGACAAGCTCCATGTTCTCGTATGTCGGTAGCTTGCTCTGACTCTCCAGCCACTCCAGCCTGAGTCTGAGATTATACGGCGGATGGTCGAGCCTCGTAGCACTAAGAAAGTACACAACTGCGTTAGACTTTTTACCGTAGATCGTAGTGTTACCCTTCTTGTACGTTCTCGTGCTGTAGTGTGCAAGAAGCTTATTGAGCTTTCTAATCGTTCTCAGCTCCGGATTCTTCTCGCCAGTCAGTACCTCGTACACCATCTTTGCCGTGAACTTCCTGGCGCTCTGGTCGCTTGTTCCCCATCCTCCTCGCTTTGTCTCAAGCCATCCGCGAATCAGGCACTCAAGTTGGTACAGCTCCTCGTCGCTGTAGTTCTCCCAGCGTCCGGGGCCTGACAGATACGGCTGGCTCATGTTGATCCTGCCGGCATCGTACACGGGCTTCGGATCCTGGAAGCTAAAGCTCCAGCTATCCGTAGTAGTAGAGTCCTCCATCGGTCTTCTTCTCCTTACGCTGCCAGTGCTCTGGCCAGGGCTTGTCCCACTCCTGGCTACTGGCATCATCGTACATACCGCTATACGTTATGTTCCAGTCCAGTACCTCACTGCCGTCGTCGTTGAGGTTGAAGTACTGTATCTCCTTGATGCCCATAGCTGCATAGCGCAGCGCGTCCATCATGTGGCTGTACTTGTTGTGCATCGGCTTTGCAGCCCAGTCGTCCTGACGCTCAAGCCTCTTGTACTCATAGTTCTGAAAGCACTCCATGAGCCATCCGCAGTTGTCGCTGTTGATAATCATGTTCGGCAGCTGCTCTCGCACGAGATGTATGCCTCTGTCAACGCGCTCCTTGTCGAGGGCGTGCCAGTTAATCTTAGGGAACATGGCACGAGCCTCCTCGATCGGAGTTTGCGACGACGCAGAGCGCTCTGAGTCCCAGGGAAGGATCCCCATGCGGATGAGATGCGCGTAGTCCCTTTTCATAATCTCCTGCATAGCCTCGACGAGAGCAATGCCGCGTGCCTCGAAGCAGTCGTAGATAATCATACGGTTGTTGATGTACTGATAGACTATCGCAGCCGTGCTGTCGGATTCTTTGCCTTTAGACGCGATATCAAAAGCGATGTAAACAGGTTTACTGGTATCAAGATTATACGGTGTATATCTATGTTCCCTTTGCAACTGTTCGATTGCAAGATATACCAGTCCCGCATTGACGACTGTGAAGTCGCAGAAGTTTTCCTGGCGGAAAAGGTTGTCATTCCCGAACTCTCTGATATAGTGAGATCGCAGTTGTTCAATCTCGTCATCACTATAGAGGCGTTTTCCAGTGTGATCGACCGCATCAGCGATAGTAACCTTGTCAACGAAACAGTTTCCGTGTGCTCCAGGAAATGCTTCTGGTTCATCCTCTCCTGTGTATACACGGAGAAGGTCATAGAGCACATTTTTTACTCCTCTCGGTGTGCCGTTGAAGTTAACCTGTAAATCCACGCCCATCTTGAGCTTTCGGTCCCAAATAGGTCGTATGTACTGGAAGCCATGCGAGGGGTAGAGACTGGCTTCGGATACGTAGAAGCGATCATATGAGCTACCGATAAGTCCCTGGTCGTTAAGGAATCCAATGAACTTAATCCTCGCGTCAGCCTTCCCTTTCTCCTGGCTTCGCATGTATACTTCTTTTGCTGTGTCATGCGGATCTATCAGCTCCTCTGGATAGTCTTCCCAAAACACTCTTCCATCAATATATTTCTTAAAGATGTTGTTTGTGATCCACACGTTATCCAATCCCACGTAGGCTATCTGAATACCAGGATTCATGTAGCCGACGTTCATAGCGTGCTCTATGTCGTCCGTATCCTTGCCGAGCTGACGCGCCCAGAGCTTGAAGTAGTAGGTATAGAGTCCGCTACTTCTCCTCTGCCAAGCAGCAGCCTGGTAGGGATACGGCCTATAGAACCTCGGTATCTGGATGAACTCTTGCACTAGACGATCTCTCCGTATGCCTTGCGCTTCTCGATCTCGTCTTGAATCATCTGATGAATCTGGTTCATCTGGCTACCGTACGGCTGCACGCACTGGAAGATAATCATCGCCTCGATGAGCTCTTCCTCACGGTAAATGTCTTCAGAGCTTGGAATGAGCTTCTCGAAGTAGTCCTTCATGTCCTTCTTCTTGAACTCTTCGAGGCTGAAGCTCTCGGCGATGTCCTTCATAGCATTGTAGGTCTCGGTAGTAATCGTCTGGAGCTTCTTGAAGTACTCGACGCGCTTGTCTGGAAGAAACTTCTCGTCAAGCTGGTTTCCCCAGAATCTGTAGGCGCTGTCGCGCACGCTCATGAGGTTATCGACACGCTTGCTTACCTCGATGTTGGCGTCGATCTTCATAACCATAACCGTCTTAGCCTTGTCGAACAGATCCTCCAGCGGCTCGAAGTCTGGCTCGACTACCTTCGGCTTTACCTTTGCACTTGCTGCTCGTTTCGTTGCCATGTTAGTTTCCCTTCTTCTGGTTCTTTTCACGCTGCAGCTGATCATACCGCTTCAGCGCTTCTCCCAACGTCTTTGGCTCATCATCATCTCCAGACTGACTGCTGCCAGTCTTCATGTCGAGAGCCGGCTTGCTTCCCTTCTTCTGCGCCTTGGCAGGACTGCTCGCCTGCTGCTGTGGCTCGCTGGTAGCATTGAACCGCTTTGCAATCTGCCTTGCGGTATTAGCTACTGCCTGGAGATTTGTGTTAAAGCCTATCACCCGTCCGCTGTTATCAGAGATAGCGTACGGCTCGATGAGGTCGTTGAACACGTCCTGCTCCGTTTGGCTCATCGCCATGTAGACGGGAGCGAAGTCGAACATCTGGAGAACGGGAGCTTGTTGCCTCACGAGGCTCTGCTGCTCCTTGTTAACCTCGCTACGGAAGTAGCGCGTTACCTCTTCGTTCATTGCGTTGATAAACGCCTGAGCCTCTGCACGGCTCTGGAACGGGTGTTGTGGATCGTCCGGATTGTTAAACGTCACGCGCCCGGTCTGCTCGTCGCGCTCGTAGATGTCCTCCATGCTCCACATCTCTATATTGTCTTGAGCCATCTTCTGACGGACGTTGTAGATAGCCTGGTTCTGGATTCCCTTCAGATAGTTCTGCTTCTGAGGAGACAGATCAACTGGCTCAACGACATCTGGGTATCCTCCCACGCTGTTCTGCTCCTCACCATCTCCTTCGTATGCAGCGGCTCCTCCGTCGCTATCGGAATCGCCAGCCTCTTCTGGCTCTCCTGATCCCTCTCCATCTTCCACAGGATCTGCAGCTGCTTTTTGCTGACTCTGATTATATAACTTGAAAGCACTCGCAATATCCACAGGCTCAGGCGCTGCCGCAGACTGATCTTGAGTTTCGTCTTCGACGACGTTTTCCAGTCCATCCATTATTCCTCCTCGTCTTCTTCATCTTCTTGATAGAGTAGTACGATGCGATGAAGGTTAATCAGAAAGTCGTCTCTCATCACAGCATAGACGATCTCCTTGCGGGTATCGCCGTAGTCGTCTGTCTTAGCGATGAGAGCCTCGATGACCTCCAGCGCATCTTCTTTCTTCTTGCACTGCAGTATGACGTTCTTCTGCTTCGTTATGTACTTGCGCAGCGCCATGTTAATATCTTTGTACTCCGAGATACGCTCGCTATCGCTGATGTCGTCGTGGAACTCCATCTCAGAGTAGCGTGCGTTGAGCGTTATGTACATGTCGTAGAAGCTCGGAATGTCAAACAGCTCTTCAAGGTTTTCGGATAGTGTACTCATTACAAGCCCAGCCTCTCTCTGTACGCACGCTCTTCCTCGCGCTTCTTGCGTTCCTTCATCTCGATCTCGTTAAATATCTGGTGTACCAGTCCAATATCGCAGGCGAGCGTCTTGCCTGCTACGTACCAGATATTCGGCTCACGCGTAAAGAGCTCCTTATACTCGTGATAGTATCCGCTCTCTTGGAGCAGCGCCTTAACATTCGGATAACTCTGATGTGTCCACAGATAGCCGTTGCGACCGTTCCAGCTTACGATGGGAACGTAGTCCTTTCCGATCGTCATGCCGGAGCCGTAGTTCTCCTTCGGTACAGAGCTGAGAGCCACAACGCGCTTTCCGTTACGCCCTACGAGACGGTACGTTCCAGTTGCGTAGTCGTGCGTAGCGTCGATGTTGTTGCCGTAGTTAATCTTATCGCCGCTGATGTCATACACCTGGTCTGTGTTCATGTCCATCTCGAACTGGCGTTCTACAACCTCGATGTCTTCCCCGAGGTCTTCGTCGTACTTCAACAGCCTGTACCGCTCCGGACGCAGTTCTGGGCTAATCATGATCTGCTTGTTGTAGTAGTCTGCCATGAGCGGCTTGTGAATCGGCTTATTCAGCGGCACACCACTCACGGACTCCGTGGGATCGCCGACGGCTTCCACGGGAATTTCTACCGGCTCGTTGAAGACCTTTACATCTTCCTGAGTCTTATCTACAACGTTGTCGATAGGCTCTGGAGCCTGGACAGCCTCCACATCGACGTCCTTCTGTGCGGAAGCAATAGCACTCTGAAGCTCGTTCCATCCCAGCTTATCTGCATCTTTAATGCCAAGCTGCTCGGCGAGCTTGAGGCTTTCTTCCTTATTGAGGAAAACCATACTGTATCCTTTCCGTCGTCATGATACTATAACGGTATCATTATAACGCTTTTATGGTATCATGACGACGAAAAAAAAGAATAAAAAAAATTTCCCCACCCCCCGAAGGGGGTAGGGAAACGTTGTAGGCTACACCAGCTCGGCGTCGATCAGGTAGACGACCTTCTCACCGTTCTCGGTCTTGACCTGAACCTTGACGGTCTCCTTGAGCTCTTGCTCCTCGATGCACTTGCGCAGCTGGGTCGCAACTGCCTCTGCGGACATGCCGTCCTCGATCGACACGATGCAGGCTCCAGTGAACTTCGCCTTGCCGTCGAGAGCCGCCTGCATGAGATCGATAAATTCCTTCATCGTCTGACGTGCATATGCCTTGGTGCTGATACCGTTGATAGTAACCTGAGTGAGAGCCATAATAGCTCCTTTCTTCCCCGTAGGGACTAGATGAGTAACTGTTTAGAACTTCTTTTGAACCAACATGTTAACGATGTTTCCGTTAACGCTTTCTCCGCTTACCAGTCTGCTGAGCCTCTTGCTATCGACGTTTCCAAGCGTCTCTCTCCTTACGAGGTTTCCGTGGCTCAGATAGTCATAATAGGCGTGCAGGAAGCGCATAGCGCAAGCACCGAACTTCTTTACGTCTGACGCGCAGTAGTACGTGTCCAAGAACTCCTCGCGCAGCATGTTGATCTGCTGCACGCTCGTCTCGTAGCGCATAGACTCCTTATCCTTTGGATACGGGAATATCATGGCTACAAGCTTGTCCACGTCGCTCTGCGCCAGCTGAATTGACAGTGAACTCTCCATCACCCCCTTAAACTTTTCCTCGAAGCTCAACAACATCTCCTGCTGTGCAATGGCCTCCTCGATTCGTCTTGGAGCGAGGCTCATGTGCCTGACAGAGATGAGCTGATCCTTCACGACTTTCCGATACATATTTTGGCATATGATTCTCGTCGGTGTCAGGATGAGTCCGCACGGAAAGTTTCCGTTGAAGCTGTTCGTGCACATGATGTTAAGATCGTACTCTTCGCCGCCGACATAGAAGTTATGCCACTCTGCAACCATGAACACGAGACCCTGCTCCGTCATGCCCGCGTGCGTTATAACTGCACCTGCGTGGCAGAGCGGCTGTAACAGTCTGAACGCGTCATCGTTCTGAATGACACCGTACTGGCTGCTTACGCATCCCAGAATCTGGTCGTCGGTCTTGCGCACGTTTACCTTAACGCCTGGAACCTCCTCGTACCTTGTGAGTGCGACTCCCATTGTCTCGCTGAGAATCGGATCGGGTATCTCGACCTGTGCCGGGAGTGACCTGACGTCGAAGTCCAGCTCTGCTGCGTGCAGCGCTTCTCTATAGTCCTGCCACTCTCCGGACACACCGATACCGATCCACGGAGCTCTTCGTCTAGGTACCTCCGTGATCGTTAGGCTCATGTCACCATCCTTTCTTCTTTAGCTCTTCCGCTATCCTTTCTGCTGTTTCTTCTGCTGTATAGCAGTTGTCGATCCAGGACTTGACTCCTCTGCCATAGACATCTACGTATACCTGCAGGTACTCATTATTTACCTGAACGACACTTACTATTGTGCGATCTTCTAATGGAGTTGCCACTATAGCTTTGTCACCAGCCTTTGCATATGCTTGCGTGCAGAAGAGCTCTTTTGATCATACAACATCTTTGTATAGTTAAGCTGCTTTATTGCATCTTCAAGTAAATCAAGTTCTGTGTTTGCATCATTGAGAACCGAGTTAACTTCGAGAACTTCTTCTGTCATCACGCTTAGCTCTTCGGGCTGCGCGTGCTTAATTGCACTTGCCGCCTTCGGTGTAATCTCTTTTGATTCTGCCATATATCCTCCTATATCTTCATAAACCGAGCTGCCTGCTCGTTAATGTACTCGCGATAGATCTCATCAGACGTGTAGTGCGGCTTCATATCGTTCGCTTCAAGGCTGCGTATCTTATCCATGTGCTGATGGAACAGCTTTACCATGTCTGTGATAACCTTGATCTCAGCCTTAAGCTCATTCCTGGTATACCGCTCCTTGTACATAGGTAGGTATGCCTCTGGGCAGTACCACAACACGTCTACGTACTCGATGCTTGGAAGCACCATGAAGGCTACTGCTATCTGCAGTCGTTCGTCTCTGTCTTCCTTTGGAATGATGAGACCCTTCATGTGGTTCTTCGGCTCGTAACACTTAACTTCTATCGCTCGTGTAGGAGGCTTATATGTCTCGTTCTGCCGCTTGAGGCAGTGATTCTTCTCACTCCAGCTGAGCTGCACTCCCATCTCAATGAGCTGAGGAATATCCAGACCATCAGGACTATATCCTAGCCCGTTACGCTTAATGACGATGTCATCCCAATGATGGTATTTATCCTTTGGAAAGTTCTGATTCCAGTCGTCTACCGCATACGGTTCTAGGATATGCCCACGCGCTGCTGCGCCAGTGCTTTCTGGATCTGGAATATCGTTGCTCAGCTTCTCGCCGCATAGTGCGAAGAACCCGAGAGAGAGTTCCCCCTCGGGTTTCTTCAACATACGCTTATACTCTGGCAGCATAGCCTTAATCTCGCTAGCAGTCAGAACATCACGGCGAGCCTGGAGCCAGGGAACGCTTACCTCATGGCGCCATGCCCGCGCCATCTACAGCTCCACTCGCTGGTCGCGAGTCGCGCCTGTCTTCATGTACATGATAGCATCCACGATCTCGTCTTCTTCCAACTCCAGCGGATTGCCGATGGTCTTAGTATCGACAGCCTGCGGCAGCTTAGACGGATTCTTATAGATGACGATCTTGTCAGCGCTCGCCCACTCAATGAGCGGCTGATACATTCGCAATATCTCGTTGACTTCTTCGGCGCTTTCCTTGCCGTCAATCTCATCCATGATAGCCTTTGCCTCTGCAATGGCTTCGTCGAGATGAGGCGTAAACACCTGGATCGTCGGATACTTATGGATAGCGCTCTTGAAGTGGAAGCCTTCCAAGCTCGGCTCAGGCGCAGCTTCCGGCTGCTCATCCAGATAGTCGAACTTCTGGATCTCGCGCTCAAGCTCATTCAGCATCGAAACAACCTGCGGATCGATGCCGACGATTCCATCCTTGTAGATGAAGTAACCGTCCTTGAACTTCAGCTTATTCTTCTTTACAAATTTAATGCCCATGTTATCTCCTATCGTCGTGGGCCATTACTACCTAAAACGAGATATCTTCGTCGTACACGCTGACAGGCGGCATCTCATCCTGTCCGAGTCCCATGCGGTTGCTCACGTTGTTAGCAGCAATCGCCGCTCCTGCAGCAGCCATGCTCGCATTGAGCTGCGGATTAGCCGTTCCAACCTGAGCAGGCTCGTTCGGCGGAGCATCTACCTCGCCGCCCTCGCGCTCCCAGTCCGGCTTAATCACGCATCCTCGATGCTCTACGCGCCTCTTCGGATCGAACGCAACATTCCACGGACGCGGATTAGTGTTGCTCCAGCTCCATCCCTCGGGCGGCTCCTTCGTGCTTACACGCACGCGCATACCGAGGATGTCTTCGATGTCGGTCGCCTGCGGTACTGCTGCGACAATGCCATTAGCCAACGCCTTCATTGCCTGGCTGCGCTTGTCCTCACCGCCTGCTGCGCTCTTGTCACGACCGCCTGGATTGAAGTCCCACGCAATCTCGGTTCCATCATCGGTCAGGATGATAAGACGGATGTTACGCTTGCAGTTACCGTCATCGAACCGATCGATCTTATTGCTGCCAAATACAGTCTTCGGAACGCTCTGAAGCTCAATCACGTATCCGATCAGCTCGGTACTGTAGTTAGGCTTCTCCTTGTTAGAGAAGTTCCAGAAGTTCGTTGCACTTCCAGTAGATCCGTTCAAACCCATAAAGCTCATCTGCATATCCTTTCTCTAGTAGTTGATGCAGTAGTCCATGATCGGATACAAGACTCCGCGCTCGTATCCGCCTGCTTCTTTGTCTACGAGCCAGCGTTTAACTCGCTCGTAGTGTTCGAGAATCCTCTCGATCTCGTAGTTCTTAAACGGAATCCAGCGACTTCCGTAGTACGGATTCTCGTGTACCTTATCTGTACGATGGTCGATGTACATAACACCGTCTTTAACTACTTCATAGTTCTCGACCCACTTAGCGAACAGCTCTGTCCAGTCTCGGTCGAGAGCGAAGCAGATAATCATGCTATCTACCATGTCATCGTTCGTTCTCCCAGGGCTGAATGCCTTGGGATTAAGTAAGAAATCATTCTCCAGAATGTGTTCCAGTTCTTCTTTATTATAGCCTGATGCCATTAACAGTCCTCCTTGTCTTCGAGCCACTTAACCATCTGTTCCTTGAGCGGTTCGAACTCGGCCTTGAAGTCATTATACCGCTCCTCGCTGTTCTTTGTAGTGAACAGCTGCCCGTCCTCGATTACCTGGTCGATGAGTCGAATGTAGAACATCGCCATCGGACGGGTGTCGTAGCCTCTGTTCCAGTACTTGATACAGCGAGAGAACTGACGAATCCACATCTCGGCTCCGTACATATCGACGTTCTGCTCTCGCAACGGATTAGGCACGGCTACGTTCTTGCTAGGACTCCACACGCCCTTCGGGTCGTTCAGTACGAACCCGCTTCCAGTGCGGAGATCCAGCTTGGTTCCGCTCGGAATGTCCAGCCCAACCATGACGATGGACATGTCGAAGCTCGCCAACACTGCGAACAGGTTGTCTCGCTTCTCCTTCCAAGTCACGTTGACCAGTGGCTCGTAGTCTGGATGCTTCAGCTTCAGTGTGCTCAGTGTCATGTTGCGAGCCATTCCGCGATTGCGGATACGGCTGAGCTTCCACTCCTCGCCCTTGGTTGCAGGCTGGAATCCGTGCAGCATAATCAATGCGTCGGCGGCATACGACAGCATGTTCTCTGTGTACACGAACAGGTCGATATCAGGACACTCTTCCCATGTGTCGTAGTCAGCTCCTATCTGGCTGGAACCTGTGATGCATCCTCGAATCGATGGTATGCCGCTCACGATCTCCGTGAGCTTAGCGATGTCTTCGTTTCGACTCAAGTCGTCCTCCTTAGTCTGGTAGATTCTCGTAGCCTTCTGCTGACTCAAGCTCCTTCATCAGCTCCAGCTTCTCTTCTTCTGTCGTGTCTGGGTCGTGCATCAGAGCGCCCCACTCCTTCTTGGAGTGCTTACGCTTGGCGGCGTTCTGAATGTACTCCCAGAGACTCATTCCTCCTGGCATAATCCTCCTTCCGATACTTACAGTATCTACGGACGTCATCCCATATCTCCTCTGTCAGCATGATAGGCTCTAGACCATTCCACAGCTTCTTCTTGTAGTAGCGAAGCTGATTGTTCTGGTTTCCTAGAATGTCTATGTGAGCCTCTTGGCAGTGGATGGTAGGGATGACTCTATCGGTGACGAACGTGAGGTGAAAGCTCGCAGGCTGTTCCAGCCCTGTTCCCTCGTATCCGTCGTACTCCCAGATCATCTTCGGCTTAATCATGGTGTGCGTCATGTCCTTGTACTTAGACAGGAACATGATCGTCTCCATGTCGAGATGACTGGGATCGTGGTCGCCATCGCAGTCAAGCACGATGAACCTCGTGTGCAGAAGGTTCTCTGCTATGTACACGCAGTGAGGCCAGGACTGAGCGTCTACCAGACTCATACAGCCCTGGCTCCACTTAATCATCGGCTTGTTGTGCTCGTTACACGGCACCCACCTGCTCTCGATCTCTGGCTGGTGGATGTACGGATGCGTAGGCCACGTGCTAAACTCGAGGTCGAGCTTATCAATCGTCTCAGCGTATCCCGTTCGATCGAGGCTGAAGATGTCTCTCTCGCTCCTGGCGTTGGACTTATAGTATCCACGCCAGTAGTTGTCAACATCTTTTTTTCTTAAAATTTTTCCTGCTATCTTACAGGCTTCCTCGATAGTCTCTAACGGGATTCGCTTGAGACCCCAGCGGTACATGTCGAAGTACACGCTGAGGTTAGGATCAATAACCACGCGCTCGTCGCTCATAGTCATCGTCCATGATCTCGCACCAGTCCGTGTTGTAGGACTGTGGTACCTCACCGAGAATCTGCTCGACCCACAGTGCATATCCGCACGTAACGCCTTGCGCCCACGTGTGATAGTTCCACACGTGCTCAACGCTTGTGCGTCCGAGATCGGGAGCATTAGCGTAGTGCTGGAAGTATACAACGATGTTTATCGGGCGGTCGTTATCACCGAACGCAATGACGTTACCCCACTCTTTGCCGATTACATGGTCATTGAGAATCTGCATGAAGGCTTCTGTCTCGTTACCGAGGCCGATCTTCCTACGGATCTCTTTCGGACTCGGCATCTCGGAGCCGAGCGGGAACCACATGCTCGTAGACCCTGTGATGATGAGGTCAGCATTCACTCGCTCCCTCATCGTCTCGATCAGCGTCAACATCATTGCACTGATTCCTCTCGGGATGCTTCCCGATATGTCAAGGATAATCAGATTGCGCTTAGCGTAGCTCTGATCGAAGTTTCCCACACAGCTCTTGAGCTTCTTGTTGTAGCCCTCGCTCCACAGCTTGTTACCATAGATGTTGTGCGTTATGTTGTCGGCAATCTCTCCGACAAACGCAGGCAACAAGTACAGGTCTTGCAGCTGCTCGATGTTTACCTGAGAGCTGAGATCTCCGACGTAGTCCTCCAGATTGATGTTATGATCTGGAGTCCTGTCGGTTCCAGAGAACTCCCTGTAGTCATCGGCAATGTCTGCTACGCCGCTGTCAGAAGCATCTGGATCTCTGTCACCGCTCTCGCACTCGCCACCCGGAACAGTAACGACAAGCGTCCTGTATCTATTGAATCCGAGAACCTTCTTCCAGTCAATCATCGGAAGAAGCTTCTTGAGCGTCGGCAGCAACGCCAGCTTGATGATGAGGTCGTCGGTCATCCCTCGGCTCTTCATGATATACGGGATGCCTTTGCTCTCTGCAAGCTTCGCGTCTGCCTTGTTCTCGGCTACGTAAAGCTGCGGCAGTGGTATTGTACCACAACGAAGTCTGTACAGCATTCACTCTCCTCTCTTCATTTAACTTCTTCTTTATTATAACTGATCTGGGATAACATCTGAATAAGATCCTCAGAATTCTCGAAAGATTCCACGAA